CTCAATTACTACACCCATGATCACAATGGGAATGACCATAGCAGGATAGATCGCGACCAATCCTTCTACGGAATAATAAATGGCTATGGCACTAATTAATAGGCCTGATAGCAGAGTTAAGTAACCGACTAGCATAATATCCCTTATTTATTTGTAAAACTGCCACCCATTTGATCCAACTTGTTGACAAGCACGTTCTTGATAATACTGAGACTTGCCCTTGATAACAACTTCAGTTTGGAACACCCTACAAAATCCATCACCGATTGGATACGTATACACCACACGAACATGTCCATTGGCCGCATTATATTTTGACCACCAATCCACGATCTCGCCGTTTTGAGTGTTGTTTAGAGCAACAGCTACAGCTCGTATCAGGAGTTGTTCGTCCTCCGGTTCTAGACTATTGCCCCAACCCCAAGCAAATGCTTGAGTACTACAGAGCAATAAACTAATTATTAACCACTTCCCAGCGGCCGTCAAATTTTTGGCAAGCGAGTCCACGTTGTTGCACCATGTTTCCATTTAGGTTAATATAATAAATGTATTCACCACAATTTTTAGCAATACCTGCTTGTTTGATAGTGATACGATCTAACTGATTATCAGTACACACCATAACATCCTTAGTACGCTGGCCCTGAGGCGTTGATACTGTTTCACTTCGCAGATTACACATCTGTTCTGTGGGCGGTCTGTTAGGTGTTGAACTGCACCCCGATAACAAAGCAATAAGAGCAAACATTAGGACAATAGATATCCACATGATCTCTTTTACACGATAAGGATGCATCACTGCACCTTTTTAGCGTCAAATGCCGAAGCCAATGTTTGCACATCTTTTTGGCTAATCTTCAACATAACAAACGCACGGTAATTACCTTGCTCTGGATTGTAGGTTACAACCTTCTGATCGACTCCGTAAGTGCGAAGTACATTATCTGTGATCTTGTTCACAATAACATCACTAGCATGTCCTTTGCCGATTGGATTAGCTGGATTGCCGGATTCTGTATAACTGATCGAAGTTGTATTTGACAACTCGCCTGCTACACGATCTGCAATTTTAGCTTTGGCCTTGAGTGTTGCTTTCTTAACAGCCATCTCCATGCTTGGGCTTACGTCTTCGGCAACTGCATAATACATGCCTTGGCGATCCCAAATCCATCCTTCATTACCTTTGTCTGCGTGATCCAAATACCAACTAGGTACCTGTTTCTCTTTGACGTTTTCGGTTTTCAATGTAGTCATGCCCGAACAAGCTGTAAGAGCAACTACGATTGGAACTAACATAAACTTCTTCATACTACCTCCTGTGTGTGTTGATGTATAATTGTAACACGGTTTTACCTGTGTGTCAACCATTATCGTCTCATTTTGGAAATATCAACTGCTTGTTCGTCCGAGAATACCGGAACAGCATTTGACTTGTGCATAGTAGCAATACCCAAAACTTTAGTTCCTGTGTAGACTTTTGGAGCCGGAAGTGTTGCATTCCCGCCACCCGAATCTCTACTAGGAATATGGGCTGTGGTATTACGACCTTCAGGAATCTTCAAACTATACCCGGTACTAGTTAAGTTACCAGCACTCATAGCACGTTTGCGTTTCTTTTCTTCCTGTTCGATACCCTGTCGTTTGAGCAGTTCTTTCCACGCACGATCAGCTTCTTCAGCCTTACGCTTGTGTTCGGCACTGGCCCATTTTACCTTGCCTCTTTTCTTGCCTGTAGTGGATAACCACGGGCCTTCCAAATGCATACTCATATATCACACTCTATAAAAATAAATGTAATGAATAAAGCCAAAATCCAATGGCCTGTAAGTATAAGAACGATTGGTACTAGCCAAGCCATATTATACTGTTACAGTTTCGGTTTCTGGAATCGCAACGTGTACTTCACGCAATGATAATACTTGTTCAACCAATTTCTTGTTTAAACCAGTAAAACGAGCGATAGTACCGTCTGGCATGATTTTAAGCGATCCTGCGACTACCCAAATCTGTTTACCACTTACATCGATGCCGGCTAACTTGCGGACAACACCATTAACGATGCCTTGCGGAGTAACCTTACCAATATTCCAGTAGTAGGTACCGGCATTACCAGACCAAATTTGCTCATCGCTACTATTAGCCTTACAAAACTTCTTAACTGCATTAATCGTAATATCTGCGTTCATAATGAACCTCCTTTGATTATACTACAGTAACTATTATATGGTTTTATCTGTAATAAGTCAATACCTAATTTTACCAAAATAGTTTAGGTAAATACCTCGGGAGGATATGCTATGTCCAAAATACTATCAATTTTATTAGTAACATCTACTGTAGCAGGTTGTGCTTGGATAACACCAACAGCACCATTTGATTCAGCGGAATATAACACTATAAACAGGATCTATACAGATGCAGAGTGGTATAAAGCAGAATGTGACGATCAGATTAAAACCAAACAAAACTTCTTTAATCTAGAAAGAGAAACGAGACTTTTGGTAAACTACAGTAAAGATCTGCCTAACAATGACAGCACGATTGTTATGACGCAGAATTTGGATAAGGTAGTTGGAGAAGCATATAAGGCTTACCAAAACAATGAAACCCGCACTAAATTTTATTGTACTTTGAAATTAAATGCAATCGAAGAAGCCGCTGGAACAATTAAATCAGCAGTAGCACAACGTAGGAGACCATAATGGACCCAATTCAGCAATTAACACAATTAATGGGCTATCCGGCAGTGAGCGGACGTAGCCAGCAGGCAGTTCAAATAGCGCAGGCTATACAGGCTAATCAAATTACTAGACAAGAAGCCGCAGAGTTATTGGAAGATTTAAAAACTCAAAATCAAATAGAAGGTCAGGCAAACACTCTGCAAGAGCATCTTGCTTTTGATCAAGCTGTTTCTGGTTTGATTATGTTGGTAAGCGCAACGGCTTAAGCGCCGTAGAGTTTTTTACGCTTGTCGAGAAGTTCTTGGCATGTAATACAACGTGTTACACCCTTGATTGCTTCTCTTCGAGCTTGTGGAATATCTTCTCCACAATCTTCACATTCTTCCAGACTAGGTTGTTCTGCTTGCTTTTCTAGCTTGCGTCGAACATCTGCCACAGCGTTCATGTGTAAGTGAATAGAATGAAGTTGAGCCATTTCGGCTTCTTCTTCGTTATTATATTCAAAATCATCTTTGTTGTTCATAGCAGATCGATATTAAAGTTTATAAGTGCATTATTGTATATGAAAACTTTAATTTTGTCAACCCCAGCGTTGTTTATAAACATTTAATGCTTTCATCCTAGCCAACGCTAATCTTATTTTCACATAGTCACTGAGTTCTGTATTGCGTACTATTTCAATACGGTTACGATTTCGACCAAATACTATATCATCGTCTACTATCAGTTCTTCTGGATCAGTCGGCGGGTTTATCGCTATCGTCGATTTTAATCGTAGTTTTGGTTTTCCATGGGCCCGAACGTTTTTGGTCACATGCCGCGTCTGGGCAACGACAGGAATAGACATATTCGCCATCCCATTTTGAGCCTTTATCATCAAAGCTATAGTGATTAAAATCAAAAACCTTTTCATTCCTAGTCCTCATTAGCATAATTCCCTCCTTAGGGTGCATATACTAATAACGCCTAAGGAGAGGGTTTAGTTGACAAAAGAAAAGCACCCGAAGATGCTTTCTGCTATTTTGGATGACAAGGTATAACTACCTCGCAAGAGCGGTTTCTTAGGCCGCTAATTCGAACGCGAAGTCGTTGCTAGCAACTTCTTCTACGCTGAAAGTCTTGAATTCAAATGTGTTTGCATTTGTATAATTTGCTTGATTTACAGTCATCGCCTACTGTGTTGCCGTCTCTACTATCTCGCCACGTCGAAGCCAATACAGGCCCATCAAAAGTGTACCAGCCTGGCCAGCTTTCGTATCGAATACTATACGATACACTTTTGGTGGACCTGCCGGGAGTCGAACCCGGGTCCGCAACGCCTTCGCTTTGAAGGAATTACAACAATAACTTTAATTATACTATCTTTTGACGAGCCCGTCAAGACCTACTCTCGCCTAATAATAATCTGGAATTGCTATGCAACTACGCTTAACGGATAATATTATTTAACGCTTTGCAGGCGTGAATATCATCATTAGACTGTAAGAACCGGGCTTATCAATACTTGGACTCCATTTGGATCCATTAGTAACACTACTACCACTAGGGTTATTATTGTTAACAGTTTTACCGCCTTGATTTCCACCGCAGAATTGCAATGTACTGCCTAAATTTGCATATACAAAATTAACGTGACTACCTTTGGGATTTCCGTAATCCCAAATGGAAATATCCCCGGGACTGGCTGATTGCCAATTGGTTGCAGTTGTGCCACGCTGATATTTTACAGTACCGCCCCATTTACTTGGATTGGCATAAATCGATGCTACTCCTAAATCTTGTGTATATTTGTAACCAGTATTTTTTAATGTAAAATTAACAAAGCCTGCACACCATGGAGTTTTTTCATCTTGTGCCCAAGTACCACAACCTAGATCTTTGAATATACCTACGATATTTTGATTTCCACCAGGACCTAACGGTGCGGCACCTCTAGTCCAAGTTGCGGCTTCTGCTAGCCTTGCATCAAGGAAGGCTTTAATATCGCCATTAGTTTGAACAACAGTACCTGGAGGTGCGCTTGTTATAGCCGGTGCATCTGTGTCTGGCAATGCAACTGAAGCAGGTTGATCTCCGCTTACAGTTGTTGTGCTTCCCGGATTGGATGGTTTATCTAATGGAGTTAATTCCGGAACGGACATCGCTAAAGTGATGCTAGGATTATTTCCGTTCATCGATGGCTCACCGTACAATACTACCTTTTGTCCGTTGATAATAACGTTAGGACTTTTGTAGAGATCATGAACGCCAGGATCACTACTTAATCGTTGTATGCTACTGCTTATCCATGGGGTTGCCATATCTATTCCTTGTTAAACTATTATTTAACCAGGGCGATTCCGGTAGTGCCTTCCATATACTGATCGGCCGCATCTTTCTTGCTTGGAACAACAAAAAATACGTGATTGCGCTGTAGTGTAATCTTTTCTGAATTACCTAAAAATACCCAAGGAATCATGCCTAATCCGCCCTGACCCATAGTAAGTGCTAGAGGACGACTGATTGTAACACTATCTTTATCCTCACTTTCAAAACGTGCAATGATTTCATCACCGTTGATAATTTTAATACTGACAACGTCTCCGTTGCTCAAACCTTTGTTAATTAACATAATTTCCCTGTTCGTCTATTTCTTGCCAACTATAATCGCCTAGGTATTTTACCTGGGCTATATAATCGTAGTTTTCTGGTTTACCAGTGGACCAATCATTTGGTCCATGATGTGTTAGTATAGTACATTTATGCCTTGTGTCCCATGCTAACCAATATATTTGACCATGGGCTACTTGGAACTGATATTTGGCTTCGTGTACTGCATCTGTAATTTCTAGTCTGCGCTTAATGCCAGCCGCTTGTTTTTGTAGAACAGCTACCAGTTCCATTATACGATTGTATTCTTGTTGCCCGTGTAGTCTAGCAATATTGACCATTAGGTCTTTTTGCTTTTCTACAGGAATTAGATCAAATGCAGGACCGCCTACTTCTGTAGGGTAAGGTGTTACATTCCTATTAAAAAATGCAACTAATCCTGTACTAGTTGAATCGTAGCTATTACGACCTTTGGCTAGGTTGGACATATTCCCCTACCATTGGAAATACTTCCGAAATTACTTTTGCACAGGCTATAGCAACTTCTTGGTGTTCTTTTTGTGTACCGTTGGCACTACGTAATTCAATAAAGTGTACCCATGAGCGTAGGGTGCCGTTCATGTATATACGGCTTTCAATTAGACCTTCTGGTAATACAGCTCTTGCTTGTTCTTTAGCTATGCCACGACTGACAGCCCATTCGTAGGTTTCTCTTGACTTAGCAATGATATCTCTTTGTAAGTTTTCCCACTGATATGCGATCTGGCGGTGCATATCATCTTCGAGGTTGAGATCTCTTGAATTTTGTCTGTTGGTTGTGTCTTGCAGTCTTGCTTCTCTTGTGACAAAGTTAAGGTCTTTAGTAGGGTCTGCGTATCGCTGAGAAAATTCTTGAAAGCTAAAAGATCTATGTCTGAGGATCTGTCGGGCAATATCACGGGTAGTTGTGATTTCGATACAGGCTGAGACCATTTCGAGTGGACTCCAGTGCTGGTGCTTGACCAAGTATCGTATGAGTTTCTCCGATGTTTCGGTGTTAAGTTGATTGGAGGGATTGCTGACACGGGCGCAATAGGCAATGAGCTCTTGTGCGTCATTAATTCCCACGCTTGCAAATTCTTCAGTTGGCTGGCTGTAACTAAGTAGTCGAACATTCATTTATTTTTACTTTCTGGTTATATGCTGTGCTATGTTGTTTATGTTATCTTTTCTGCGAGTGTTCTCACGTTCTAGATAGGAAATTTTACCTGCTAGGATTTTAACAACTCTTTCGAGTTCGTTGATGCGTTTTTCTAGTTTTTCAATTTGTGGATCTTTAGGAGTCATTTGAATCTTTTGGAAGCTCGCATAGTGCTTCTAACATTTTGTAATGATTGTAGGCTTTTTTAAGTGCCTCGAAGTGTTCTAGCTTATCAGGATCAGGTACAAGTATAGCAAGGCGTTTGTTAATATCTTCGAGTGTTTTAGTAATACTAATACCTTTGATCGTTACATCGCCATCGAAGTTAGCTTCGCCTGTTACCTGTAGACTTGATTGGGCATCGTTAGCAGTAATATTACTCCAACTGTATCCGCCGGCACCACTTCCATATATTAAACCACTACCACTAGATCCGCCGTTGCTAATCGTTATATTTCCATATGATGAAGTTGAATAGTTTCCCATGACTGAAGAAACACTAGCACCGTATGACGACAAGTCGGACATGTCTATGGCCATAGTGCTGGCATATTCAGTTCCACCTACTGTGATAGTGTTGCCACTATTATTAGGATCATTTAGTGTCAAAGTATCGTTTGAGTTCTGTGAATCCACCGATTAATTCCTCATCTAAGAATATTTGTGGAACTGTACGAGCAGTTGGAACTGCTTCTAATAGTTCTTCTTTAGTGTAGCCATCTCCAATTTTCTTTTCTTCAAATGGAATGTTACGCTGTTTTAATAATGCCTTTGCTTGGTCGCAATATGGGCAGTTGTATTTGCTCCAGACTGTTGCTTTCATTTATAACTCCGGTAATTCATCATAACTAACACTATCGCTCATTACCCCAATGACGTAGTTAGTAGATTCGTTTTCTTGTAATGCTGTTTGTTTCTTGTTGATATTTACGTGTTTGTTAAACCATGGGATTGGACTCTGGCGAGGATGTTCTTCTAGGTACTTGATACCAATTTCTTTTAATCTAGTAAACGCTGTATAATCTACGAAATCTTTTAGGATCTGTGCATTAAGTCCAATAACAACACCCTTGCTGAATAGATAGTCTGCCCATGCTTTTTCTTCATGTATAACATCTAAGTACATTTGATATACTTCTTGTTCGCAATCAATCTTAGCCTGTGCAAAACGTTCATCTTCTTTAACAACTTGCATAATTAGGAAAGCTGTCCATTCTGCATGTAAGATTTCATCTTGTAGGATCAAGCTGATAATATTACCATTACCAATATATATCTTATTTTCTACCATGGCTAAACTTGTAGCAAAGCTAACCATAAAGCGGAACGCTTCTAGTGCATAGCTAGCATTTAGAGCTAACCAAATAGCTTTGACATGTTCTGCTTCATTAATATCGCCGTCCATTTCTTTCTGGCAGTTGATTCTGTGTAGTTGTTCGTAGTACCTGCCGATATTTGCGGCCATATCTACGATTTCTTTAGTATCGTGTATCTTGTTGAATTCTTCTTTAGGTACACCGTAGACGTTGCGAATAATGTGCGAGTAAGATTTTGAGTGAATATTTGTTTCAAAGAAACTCCAATTACTGACCAATGCTTCAAGTTCTGGAATCGATATAACTGGGCTGAAAACCTGTGATGGTGCACGACCTTGAATACTGTCTAGTGCTGTTTGACGCAATAGATTACTAGTAAAAATATGTTTAACAGCATCAGATGCTTCTTTATGATCAATTTTATCTTTGGTTAAACTAATTTCTTCCGGTACCCAAAAGAAACCACGTGCTGTTTCTTCATACTTGGCAATCTTAGGATATTTTACTTCTTCGAATCGTTGGACTGTAACTGGACCTTCTGGATCCAGAAACATCTTTCTTTTGAGGTAATTAGTCTGACGACTAATGTCGTATTGTGCTTTGCTCATGTTAACCTTTTATAATTTACAACTTTCACAATCGTCATCTAATGCTTCGTAAAGCACAGCGTTGTCTGCGGTGATAATACCAGTAGCATGACCGTTCACACCAATTGTATTAGTGCTGGTTCCAGCCATTGATGCTTTCGCACCAACTTTGTTGATTAGACTATAGTATATAGTCTTGATGCCCCACTTGTAGGCTAACATTAGATTCTTAGCAATCAATGTTCCAGGAACTTTACCTTCTGCAAAATGCGCAGGATTATAAAATGTGTTAGTTGATAGACTTTGATCAATATAAGCCGCAAGTACAGCCGCGGTTTTCAAATAACCATCACAGTCTTTTTGATCCCACATTAGTTGGTAACGATTTTTTAGACGTTTGTATTCTGGTACTACCTGTACGAACGATCCTGCTTTTGATTCCTTAACAGAAATCATTTCCATTGGCATTTCAATACCGTTGGTAGAATTTAAAACAACAGAACTAGATTCAACTGGTGCTACAGCCATAAGTGTAGCATTTCTAATTCCATATTGCAACATATTTTTGCGTAGACTTTCCCAATCCATACTTGGAGTAAAATCAGTTAATTCATTTACTCCAGCATTTCTACGTTCCCAGGGAAATACGCCTTTACCATAATAAGTGTATTGACTACGTCCGCATGGGCCCTTCTCTTGGGCAAGCTCTACACTCATTTCAGTTAGGAAATATGCCTGATGTTCCATCCAGCGTTTGACTTCGGCCAGGGCGTCAGTTTCGCCGTATTTCAAACTACGTTTAGCATGCCAGTAAGCTAGGTTAGTAATACCAACGCCTAATGGTTCAAAATCTTCATTAGCAAGTTTACTTTGAATACTTAGGAAATCTTGATAGCTCAGCAAGTTACTTAAACTACGAACTAGTACACGGCATGCTTTACGCATCTGTTGTGGGTTGTTGAACGCTCCCCAATTTATGCTTCCAAGTGTACATAGGGCAATACGTCCGTTAGGGTCTTCAATTCTTTGAAAAGGTCGTGTAGGCAATAGTATTTCTTGACACAAGTTGCTTTGATATATCGGATCGGTCTTTGTATCGAACGGACCTTGATTGATGACGTTGTCGATATTGACAAGGTAAATTCTTCCTGTATCTGTACGTTCTTTTAAAATACCGTTCTTGAAGATATCCTCTGCTGATACAACTTTCTTTTTAATTGTTGGATGCTTCTCGTAATTTAGATATAACTTTTCAAATTCTGCAGAGTCGCGATAGTATGCTTGGTATAAGTCTGGAACTTCTGCGGGATTAAACAAAGTAATGTTTTCGCCTTTACGATAGCGATTCCAAAACATCTTATTGACTACGATACTGTAATCCATTTGACGAACACGAACTTCCTCAGTACCTTGATTATTTTTCAATACGATAAAGTCTTCAAACTGCGCATGCCAAACAGGTAGTGTAACTGTGCATGATGCATTTCGGATACCACCTTGCGAGCATGATCTTAAATCAGCGAACCACTTCTTTAGAAATGGGATTAGACCAGTGTGTTTTATTTCTCCATTCCTAATAGGGGCGCCTAAAGGACGTATACGACCAATCTCTAATCCAATGCCAGCACGTTTACTAGCGTACTTGGCCATCATCTCGCCGGCGGCGAAGATTGAATCTAATGTGTCGTCACTACTAATAAGAACACACGAACTAAATTGTTTAGTAGGTGTGCCAAGACCGGCCAACACAGGAGTAGCAAGAGTAAAGTGACCATCACTCGCACATTCGTAGTATTCTTTGACATATTTTAACCTCTTATCTGCGGGCTCATTATGAAATGCTGTCGCGGCCGCAATAGCATAACGTATCTGCGGTGTTTCATAAATTTGACCAGTGGCACGATTCTGTACCAAATACTTTTCAGCCAACTGGGCGATAGCCGCGTAAGTATATTCTTCGTCCTTGGCATGATCGATAAACAAATCGATAATGTTCCATTCATCCTCGGTATACCACTCTAGAAGTTCTGGAGTGTACATGTTTAGTTCTACATTCTTTTTAACTATGTCGTATAGTTTTGGTGGAGTATATGTTCCATATACTTCCTTGCGTAGCATCGATACCTTCTGGCGTCCTGCTACGTATTGATAATTTACATTGTTGATTTCTGGATTTTCTTCTTCGTCGATTAAATCTACCATCGCTTTTAATAGTAGTTCGTCAATCGTTTCTGTCGTCATTCCATCGTGTAATTCTATTTGAGCCTTGATCTCAATCATTGACGGGCTTACCCCATCTACTCCCTTGCATCCAAATGCAACTTGTCTTTGTATTTTTGCTATGTCTAGAGGCACTCTTTCGCCACTACGCTTGACAACTGTGATCATGCTTCACCTATTCTTTTTGTTATTATTTTGAAATTCTGTATACTGGAGTTGATATTTACCTAGGCCTGGTTAAGGTGACCATATTTTCAAGCCTGTATAAACTCGGTACATTATCAGCACTAATCACTTCGCCGTCGGAAAAATTCAAAACTACAGTTTCATCTATATACACTATATTATAGAGCCTATTGTGTTCATCGTCAACTAGGGTTTTGATTGTGATTGCGGAATCTTTAAAACGATCTGTATATAGCAGACTGTAGCCCATCATCACACTTAAGGTAAAATCATCATACTTATTTTCTACTATGATTTCCCAAGGAGTTGGCCAACTTACTGGATAGAATGGATCTATTTTTGCATTGTAGGGAATTAAAGGAGCCTGTTTCCAAAAAACAGCAACTTCTTTTAGTGGATTCTTGGATAACTCGAGTGAGTTCCTGAAATCAGCCCAATGGGATAACCGGTTGTCCGGATCGGCGTTGAACATTGTTAATACAACTGATAGTATTCGAATTCTAGATAGGTTTGTGTATACGGAACCAAAGCACTGATAGTCAATGCACTAGATGATGTTGTTATAGTAGCTGTAAAAACTATTTGTCCATCATTGGCACCTATGTATGTATATGTGTCTGTTACTGCAGGACCATTGCTGTTGCAGGTCACTAATAGATCGCCACGTCTAGTAACACTAGCTTGTGTGGCAATATATGATAATTTTATAGATTGATCTGTTGGAGTCTTAGCCACAGTTAATACTGGTTGAAATGTTAAGATCGACGGATTAAGAGTCGCAGTAACAGGAGCTCTACTTTGTATGTAAGCAGGACTCATAACAGTAGGTAAGTATGCTGTTGCTGTATTAGTTACAGTATTATATTCATCTGTTCTAAAGAAATAATCATTGAAGCTGGTATTGTTTGGAGTATAATATCCTAGCACTTCATAGCTCTGCGAAGCTTCAGTTGTTAATCTATTACCGCAATTAAAATATTCATTGTTGGTACTGTTAATGAAAGAAGGTGTATTGTTTGTATTTGTTCCTACGAATACTGCTTGCTCATAGATATTCTCAAATCTATTGTTTTGAATAAACACGTGTTGTGGACCAACGCTAACAGGAACAGAGTACGCAGGCACGTTTGGCCAGCTTCCGTATCCGCCTGCTCTGTAGTCAAAGAAATCAATACCAATGGTTAGATTTCGAAACTGACTATTAGAAATATAAATTTCACTGCTGTCGTATTTTGAAACAATAGCTGTACTTAATTTCTCAAATATACAGTTATTGATTTTAAGATTCTTAGTAGTAGTCGCTCCAAGTCCTCGTATTTCGATTCCTGCTACGCCAGGTAGTGATGCCGGAGGAGTTGTATTTGCGCCTTCAAATTTTACATTAGATATTTTAGAATCTAAAACACAGTCGGCTTCGATTAATCCTTGTTCTCCAACTTCTGCTAATGCCGATGCATATCCGATAGTCATACCATCGATTGAAATTTCTTGAGGTTGGTAACGACCGCCTTGTATGCTACTAGCGTTCCATGTTGTTAATACACCTGGTTGGCTAGCACTTAGTCCGCAAAATTGCATGACAGCGGTACCAGTGGTTAGTTGTTGTATGATTGTTTTATCAATACCATCGCCTATGATTGTTGCGTATGGAGGAATAAACAATGTGCCTGTTATTAGATATGTACCTGCGGGAATTCTTAGAGGTTTACGACTAGATGGATTGTTGGCATCAGTATTTGCATACAACTGACTGATAGCTTGTTGCAGAGCTTTAGTATCATCAGTTGCGCCATCACCCACTGCGCCAAAATCGTTGGCTGTAACACTATCATCTAGTTTAGATTGTAGGGTTCGAATAACAGGAAAATTCGTAGGTCCTGTTTGTATAATTGGGTTGTTCTTTTCGTATTGATAAGATTCTAGGCTGAACAGATTACCATTGGCAATGCTGTTAATAGTTAAAATTTCAGTGTTACCTACAGTTGGAGCACCATCACCGCCGGCTGTAGGACTAGCTGTACTACCGTTACCAATATATAGTTTTTGTACGTCAGTTGACCAGGCAAATTCACCTGCTGATAAGGTAGGTACACCTGTAACTAACTCTTGTCCTCTACGGACCTGTATTTTGGAAATCTGTAAAACGGCCATGAATATATCCTCGTTGTACGGATATTTATCTTATTACCAGCCGCGCCATCTAGAGGTCAAATAGGGTAGTTCAACTTGAGCAAGTTTTTCGTTAGGAGCACAGATCATGTTTTGTCCATCATCTGTGATAAACCAATGGCTATAGTCGGGTGCGATTTCATTAACTAGAGCTTTTATAGTTTCGTGTATATAAGAGCCTTGGCAGTTATTGTATTCTACCCATAACCACGGACGATGCGCTCTAATAGTTTGGGCACCGCCGTGTATAGCTTGTGGTTCGTACCCCTCTACGTCCAACTTAATAAAATCAACTTTAGGTAGGTTTAAACTATCTATAGTAACCATTTGGGTTAGATTAGGGTTGGTATAATCATATTCCGGAACTTGTGAATCTACAGCAACAGATCCATAATCATCTACTTCTTTATAGTTTACATCTGGCATGCGGACAACACCCGTAACGTCACCTAATGCTTGATTATAGATATGTACGTTGTATAGGTCGTTGATAGCGACTGTTCCAGCAAGTGCATAAAACAGACGTTTTTGAGCCTCAAATGAAATTATTTTTGCTGATTTTGACTCTAATCTGCGTGATAATGGCACAGTTACAAAGCCAATGTTTGCACCTCCATCAATGATTACAGCGTCATCTGGAAGACTATCTATGATTAGATACATACGCTCTAACTCTTCTTCGATGTGAGTCTTGCCTGTAGTTTCTAATGCTTCGCCTTGGAACTTGCAGTATTGATTTACTACAAACTGTCCATAGTCACTGTTGTATATTTTAAAGTCGCTCATATTTCTAAATACTCTCCATCTGGTCCTGGATGGCCACCATCTGGTTCTACACCATAATTAGCGTGTACAAATATTTTTTCAACTGAGTTATCTTCGATTCCTAGTTTATGGAATTCTTCTTTGACAATATAAAATGCAGTAGCACCCCATTGATCAACTCCGTAAAGTTCGTATCCTTTTTCGTTAGCCATCTTAGTGATGCTAGCAAGGCTTGATCCCATATAGCGAGTGCCGTTCCATACATAGTCTGACTTGTAAGGAGGTACTGCTAGTGTCGGAGGAACTTTGATTCCGTTGTATTCAATAAACACTACCCTAGGTTTATAATCAAGGGCTTTCCATAACCAGTAGTCCATACCGTCAACGTCGATACTCAAGAAATCAAACTCTTTGGGAACTTCTCCTTGTGCAAATAACTGATTGATATTTTCTGCTGTAATGAAGCCTTTGACGACTTTAACAGGATACTCCATACAATTAAAAACTATTTGATGATACTGTTTTTCATCTGCTTCTAAGTATGTGGCTTTCCAACCTTGTTTTCTTACTAGATTTACTGTATGATCGCTCACTGCGTCATACACACCAAACTCAACACAATATTTGTTGGTGGTGCCTATCTTTGCAAAAACGTCATCGATATTTGGAATTAAACTATAGCTCATATTATTTTGTGATGTTGTAATATTCTTCTACTTTACTTAACCATTTGTCTTGATACTGGTTAAAGTCTTTGGGCAATAAGTCGAACTGTTGATAAATTAAATCTCTACTACACATAAAGATATGTCCTTCTCGGATATCAGTTCCGTAGACTTCATTGTGAGCCAAAATGTAAGCAACCAACTGTAAGTAGTAATCTTCAACCCATTCTGCTTTTTTAGGTTTGTTAGTTTGTTTGTAATCGCATACGCTAGGATTATCTTTATAAACAGCAACTAAGTCTGTTGTTCCAGAATACAGTCCTGGAAAGTATAAACTCTGTTCCATTGCCCACACTTCGCTGATATCTACGATAGCTTGGCCGATGATAACGTCTGCCATCTTGTGTGCTTGATCATGCACAAGATTTCCGCCCGGTTGACGTTCTAGTCCTGCAAGGAATCTTTCTAGATTGCCATGCATACTTGTGCCCACCCCAGCGGCTTCTTTAGTAATTTGATTTGCTTTTTCATGTCCGACACGGTCGCGCCATTCATTAATGGCTGTCATGTCTTTGGTAGCTGAAAGAATCGTAGTAACGCTGGGAAGACGCTCGCCATCGGGAGTGACGTATACTCGTTTTCTAGTTACTGGATCGTTTACTTGTTTGCAGTTTTTGTATTGAAACCGCTCTACAAATGGCGGTGGTGTTATAAGGTCCATCCCTTATTTTACTTTCTTTATCTATCTTTTGCAACCACGTTGTGGGCCATTTGATCTACTGATTTACCAGCGGATGTATTTGGATTTGTATTTGACTGTTGGTCATCTGCACCAACTTTGGTTTTAAGTTTGATACCTTGGCTATCCCAAGATCTAATAGCGTTCTTTAACTCTTTGTTTTGAGGATCTTTCAATAAACTATCTAACGCATCATAGTTCAATTCGCCGAGTCCTTGCGAATGCATGAATCCCTGTAGTTCGGGATCCTCATAGGACATTTCTAATGGTTGTCCCATTTCATCAGCAGTGCCGATTTTATTGGTAAAAAATACGGCCAGTGAATCTGCGATATCACTGACCGCTTCGAATAAACGCATATTACCTTGTGCCTAAAATCTTCATTAAACGATCGCCACGGTAGATACTTTCACGTATCATTGACTCACGCATTTCACGTGATGTAGCCGCATCAGCTGTAGCAAATTCATCTTCGCCGCCCATATCCATTTCTGGACCTTCTTCACCTGGCATACCTGGCATTGGTTCTTCCATACCTGACTCTGGAGGCATACCCATTGGCTCTGCACCTGCTTCTTCGTTGGCTAAGTTAGTAACTGCACCGCTGATTGTTTCACGTGCTTGACGTAGAGCTTCTTGTGCTTGTTGTAGTGCACCTTCAACTGTGCTCTTGAAAGCTTCAGCCATCTCTGGACCAAAGTTTGCTTTGATGCTGTCTGACAATTCAATCATAGACTTAGTCTGATATTGACCAACACGTTGCATCCAACTTGTAAAGTCATTAACCATATCGATACCTGCTGTAACGTCTTTGGCTTTTTCTTCTTGGTCTTCGTTGATCATACGAACAACAGTTTGAACTAGGCTTTCTTTAACTTTCTTCTTGCCAATTGCCTTGCTAACTGCGGCACGGCGATTTTTTAAATACTTGTCAGACTTAGTGTTTTTCTTACCATCATTGTCGATATCATCATCTTCTTGGCCAACTGGATCAAGAGCTTCTGTTTTTGCTTTCTTCTTGTTAAGATCATTTTTACCTTTACCATCTGCCGCAAACGCAGGAACCTTCTTACCATTAACTGTCTTCATTGGTAATTTGCCTTCGCTCATAGTGCCTTCCCACATACCGGAGCACTCGTATGGCATACCATTGTTTAGCTTTGGATGAGTATGGTGGCAACCGCCTTTGCCTGTTGTGATTGTACCACCACACTTTTCACATTCAGCTTTGTGATGCATAGCTACTTCTAACATACCATTGTGATATGCTTCTGCACATTTTTGTGCATGGTAGTGAGCCATGTGATGACCTTCCATACCTTCATTTGTTGTTGTTTTTTTATTCATTTTTTTACCCTTGGCGATGTTTGTAGCGACGGCATACATTTCTTCCTTACCGCCTTTGAATTTTTGACCTTTTAATTTCTTAACAGTCTTTTCTCTCTTAGCTTTTTCTGCAGAACTTAGTTTACGCTCTGCAATAGTTGATTTTAATTCAGCAATACTTTCACCTAACATTTCTTTAATCTTTTGATTAAGCATATTCAACATATACTTGTCACGTTGATAAACATCGTCATTTAACAAAGAGTTAAAGTTGGCTTGTGTTTCAGCATGATATGTCTTGCTACGTAATAGATTGCGATAATCTTCTAGTTGCTCTCTGGAGTACTTATCAAAGTTGATTTTGACACCAAATTTTTTGTACATATTCTCATTCAACTGAGCCGCTGTAACTTGTTTAGAAAGGTCGTTTGTGTTCATAATTGTATTCCAAAAATCCGATATTGTATTTATTTCAGTTATTCAATTTATCCTAGCCTGCGGATTTGATTAAACACACTTAATATGCTAGATTTGTATTGATTTTTCTGTTGTTTAGCTAGTTCCGCTTTGATTAGCAACACATCTGCTTTATCTGGATCCTTGCGTTTTATACACATCCTAGCACCATGTAGACTAGATTCTTCATCAAACTTTTTATATCCGAACCATTTGTCTTTTTCTAACAAGTTATGGTCTAATTGTTTTCCCAGTGCTAGGTTATTAGCTGTTATGATAGCAGATTCTGCTAAATTTATGGGTCCGCAAACTTCCTTGTCGTTTTTACGGATATGAAAACCATCATTTTCTCTGACTATGGAATAGTCTCCTACTATGACTGATCCGTCTTTGTTTTTAGAAGGTACGATAAAGCCCTTGCCCTTAAGATCAGTTTTGACCTTAGAGGCTAGATACTTAACGTCTTCAAATAATTTTGGTGTTAGATTCGTCATCTTGTTTCAACATTAATTTCTTACTATCGTTACTTATTTCATAAACTCCCTTGCGTACAAGGGTCTGGGCAATAATACGATCTCTATGATAGAGACTACTTATAGAAATTTCTTTTGGATGACTGTTAACAAACTTGCTTTCTTCGTTTGTTAGAATGATTGATGGGGTCTGTACAAGGTGATGGATTCTCATTATACTGCTCCACCTGTGGTACCTGTGCCACCTGCACTTGATTGAACTTGATTTCTGTCTGCTTGTTGAGCATCTTTTTCAGCTTGCTCTGCATCTTGTTTGGCTTGTAGTTGTTTTAGATTACCTAATGCACCAACAAATGTATCTTTGTTTAATGATATAGGTGACCCTAGTTGTGAACTATCTACTTCAACTGAATCTTTGTTACCTGGACCATTAACACTTTTAACTGTAAGGTTACCAGGTATCTTATCTAGACCAAATGCTTTCTTTAAATCTGGTGGAAGGGCTCCTTGATTTGGAATTCCCATAGCTTTGGTTACTTGATTGATGGGCATGTTAGTAATGCCTTTGGGATTTGATAGGATTTTTGCGCCCTGTGAACCAGCGGCACTAATTGATTTTTGCAAAGTACTTGTTGCAGTTTTTGCGGCTTGGCCTGTCGCTTGACCTACTGCTTTAACACCTTGACCCACTGCTTGTGCACCTTTAGCTAGGCCCTGGCCTACTGCGGCCGCACCTCTTGCTAATCCACCGACTGCGGCTCCAACTGCGGGCAAGAACTCATCGACGCGATCTTCGCTGACTAGCTCGCTAATACGCATTTAGTGTGCCTTTGTAATAATAACAGCTAACAAGCTAAGGATACCACAAATAACGGTACCTGCTGTACCGATGAGAATTTTAACCATGCTGTTGTGGCCAGCTTCTATGGTTGATTGAAGGGTAGTTACTTTACCTTCGATGCTTGTTAAACGTTTGTCTAGTGCATCATATCGTTGAGCGCATAGCTCGACGTGTGCTTCTAGATTTTCTTTTTCTATTGCTGTAGGGTTTGACATCCCATTATCTCCTGGAGTTAGTTTTCTCTAATCTAAACTGTGCCTAAATGAGCCTAATGGTGGTGTTTTTGAATTTTTTATCACTGAGGTCAAATACGGACCTATCTGTATTTATTGTCTCTGTGAGATTTTTAATAATTGGAACTCGGTCCATAGCAGTTAGTAATAGACCCAACTCATCGTCTTCTGTACTAAAAGCACCATCTCTATCGGGATAAAATCTAAAAGTCCACACCCGATGTTTGCCTTTATAATCCGCACCAAACCCTAGACCTTTTATATCTATTTCTTCAAATGTAGGATCGTGATCAAACTCAACTAAGCTTCTTAGCTCAATGCATTGTTTAAGTGTCACCCAATTTCTATACTGATCTGCTTCTACTGGAGTACCTTGATTAGGACGTCTAACATCAGTGTTAGTAATATCAATCAAAGTCTTCAATTCTATCTGTGCCATATATACCTACTTAATTGTTATAGGTATTTATGGTCAAAAAGAAAGGACGTTAAAAAACGTCCTTTCGAGTGGTTTAACTTAATTAAAAATTAAGCGGCCCAAGAAGCGCCTGTGAAACCTGTGTAAGTTGTTGTAGCAACTTGAGCGGCTGTAATACCACCAGCGGCGGCAATAGCGGCTTTCAATGCACCTAGACCAGTTGTAACACCAGAACCGTCAACACCGTCACCTTGGTTTAAGGAAGCGGCATCAAAACCGATGATAACTGTTGAGCTTGATGCTGTATCTGTGTTAGATGGGTTACCGTACATAATTACGGATCCAACTGTTTCAACTGCACGGATCAATTGCTCAAATGCGCTGTTAACTGTACCAGCACCTGTGCCGAAGTCATAAGCGGCTGTTAAAGTTTGAACTTTAACAAATACTGGCTGATAGCCACTGAAAAAACTTGATTTACGACCTGTTAGGTTCAATGAAGAACCGATTTCTGCGGTACCATGTACCTTTGTGATTCCTAATAAAGACATAATAATTCTCCTATTCTCGTATGTCCTAAAACTCCTACTCTGGAGCTTTGGTATACATATTTACCAAATATAGGAAAAACCTAAGGAAATGGATCTAAATTAGACCTCTTTTGATGAATCTTCTATGGATTTTAAGGTGCTAGCATCTTCACGTGTTTCGCGTAACTTACGTATACCGCGTGTGAATTTGGCAGGATCTGCGCCTTTGATGCTGTTTAGCAAACGGCGTTCTAACTCATAGGCCATCTCTGGTTCAAAGTTTTCGCGAATTAGCGTTAGAAGATTAATAGCTGAATTAATAACATGTACAGCACGGGATTCGATTACTGCTTCGGTATCTTTCTTAACTGCAATATCGTTAAGTTCTTCGAGTAAACTACGGGTGTGTCGTTTCACAGTGACTCCTATGTATCGCAATATTTATTGTCAATTAAACATAAGTGTAACATAATAATTGACAATTTACAAGTTCGGTTTAATCTTGTTGTAATAATACTAATGGTAAATACTGAGTAGACAAAAACTACACATACATACAGGAGTCACAAAATGACAACAATATCAATGAAAATGCTTTCTATCCTAGAAAAGCTAGCAGAAATGTTTCCAACACAGAAATATCAAAGCCGTTTGGAACAATATATCAACAGCAAAAACCCAACTAACGCGGCCGATGTAGACTACTGGCAACGTCAATACGAAACTGAAGCAAAGTACTGGGGACGTGGACTATGAAATCTATATTAAAGTCTATTTGGACAGTGTTAGAAGCTGTAGGCCAAGCAAGATATGCCGCACATCTAGCACGTCAAGGCAGAATTGCCGACGCCAAAGCAATCTACGGCGAGTAATATCACGCCCTAAGGCGTAAATACACACACAGGAGGTCTTCTAGATGACTACGAAATTTTCACACGTTAAGGGTTCCGAAGTAGAGTTCAAAGGTGGCGGGCTTCGCGACTTTTTTCTTTACAAGGATCTGGGCGTGGCAGATGCAACCAACGGGCGAGTACTGGCCCATATTACCAAAGCTAACTTGCCACCAGAGGGTTCGGGCGGTACAGGCTGGCATATTCACGTAGCTGAGTTCCAAATCGTTTACATGTTAAAGGGTTGGGCTAAGTTCATGTATGAAGACAAAATCCACCTAGTCGAAGCAGGCGACTGCGTACAGCAACGTCCGGGCATTGTACACTACTTGTACGACTACAGCCCAGACATGGAATACTTGGAAATCATTACACCAGCTGACTACGGTACAGAGCCAGCAGAAGGTCCTTGCGCCATACCCGATCCAACTCCTTGGGAGTAAGTGATGACATTGGTATATATTCACGGTGCCAGTGCCACCAGTGACAGCTTTAACTTTATCAGAAGCAAGATAGGTAAAGGTATAGATCTCAATTACGACAGCCGCAACGGGTTCAAAAACAATCTAGCAGAAATGATAGAGCAGTTGAAGGATGAAAAAGATATGGCATTTATAGCCCATAGTCTGGGAGGTATATATGCACTCCATATTGCCAATGCCATGCCTGATCAAGTAGTAGGTGCAGTTACTCTAAGCACACCTTATGGTGGCGCAGAAGTAGCAGAGTATGCCAAATACTTTTTACCATTTAGCCGTCTAATGCGAGATATCGGTCCTAATAGTTGGGCATTTGAACAAGCGGATAAGATAAAGATACAACATCCCTGGACTAATATTGTAACTGTAAAAGGTCAAAGTCCATTTATGCTAGCCCATAACGATGGGGTAGTGACTATTGCCAGTCAAAAACATCATGAGGATATGGAACTAGTAGAAGTAGACTTTAATCATTATGAAGTTGTTCTAGCAGAACCAGTAGTTAAGATTATTAAAGAACGAACAAAAAAGTTCAGAAAGTAGTTGTATTTTTGCCGTTAGGCATATATAATAGTACATAGGGAAAAAGAAGTACCTATGAAACACAAACATACACACAGGAGAAAAATATGTTTAATTTTGATTCAATCATCGATACCGTTAGCGGTACACAAAAATCTTTCGTAGAGACTTACGTTACAGATAAAAAAGTCCAATCAGAGTTAGTTAAGCTAATCGAAGCTCAAACTAAGTTTGCTAAGACATCTTACAAAAATACATTAGAAGTCACCGAAACAGCCGTTAAGAATTTTAACGATTCTGTTAAGGCATTTAGTCCTAAGAAAGCAGGAGTTTAATATGTCCGATCTAACTCCAAAACTACCAGAAGTTAAATTTAACAAGAACGGTTACGAAATCCGTACAGATATCTTAGATATGGCCAAGGGCTTAGTTAGCGAAGAATTCCACTCTAAATTTAGAGGTTGGGAAATGTCAGTTCAGCGTGATGAAAAGACAGGACAAGTTATTACTAAGGTAGATATGCCAGAGTTTCCAGGACTTGAAAAAGTTTTAGAAACAGCAGAGAAGATGTACGCATTTGTAAACGGCGCAAAAAAATAATACATTTGGCGTAGCCTTTTAAGTTTACTATACTATAATCCGTAAAGCAAAATACCACCCTAGGGTGGTATTTTCTTATCTGCGGTCACTTCAAGAATGGCTCCCAGGGCACGACTCCTACTATTCTTGCCCAGCACCCGGGCACACCAAGTAACGCATAGCGTTCCTAAGGTAGGTGTTAGTTTCCTTGTTCAGGCTCTGGAGCCTTTTCAAGTTTAAATGTAAAGTCATCAAAATTAGTGTTAGGATGACGAGTCAATAATTTGTGTTTGACATCTGCTAGATCGTCAGCTTCGATACGTGCAGACTTACCAGATGCTTTGTGTGTTACTACCCATGTACCTGGACCATCAGCTTCTTTTTCTGGTTCACTAGCCCAACTTAGTGGATAGGTCTTTTGTAGGTCAGCTACATCTTTAGCTACATCATAGCCTCTTCCATTTGTGATTTCTTTACTAGCTTCTTTAATTTCTTCAGCTTTAGCAGTCATAGAGTCACCGATGGCTTTCATCAAGCCTGGGAATAGTTTGCTAAAACGTTCGTCATTCCAATTAGTGTCATGGCGGCGAGTTTGATCAGCATCCACGATTTGACGTGTCTGCGCATGTAACTGCCATTTGCCTTCTGCCTGTTCTATGTTGGTTTTATCTGTAACTGAAATAACAGGACCGTCCGGAGCATAGTTTTGAAACCAACGTAAGCCGGACGATGAACCTGTACAGAAATTGGCTTGATAACCTGCGGAGTTGTTGAATGTATAACAAGCACCATAGTTCATAGGCATAACAACTAGGAAACGTTGATCGTCTACTAAAACAATTTCTTTACGTTCACGTTTATGTTTTTCAATAACTTCTGCGTCTGCGATCTTTCTTAGTTCGTCTCGATACTCTCGCATCTGTACAATACTCTGTATCTGCTTGATGCTTTTGAATTTATTAAAGTCTTGAAATTTTGGTGCTAGTTTACCTCTAACACTTAGAGCTTTCCACGCACCTAAGGCATCACCGCCTTCACCGTTAATATCTTCGAAGTCAGCTTGTCCATTTATATACAAGCGTGTTAACCATTCATCAAACTTGCCGTCTGTAGAAATATTTCCATAGCTTGTATTGGATAATGACTTATCTAATAATTCGCTCCATAATCCTAGTGTCTGTTCGGGAGTAGGTTTAGGACCTAACTTAGCTAAAGCATGTTTAGGCAAAGTACCATCATGAGTCATAGCAATATAAATCTGTTTGACAGTTTTAGGATCTTTAATTTTATTGGCAACGTTTGCTTCAGCAACAACGATACCTTCAAATATTTGTGTAAGTCTCATCCTGAAATTAAACTCCTCTTAAAGAATGCTAATACTGTACCTAATTTTTTTTGGTCGCCGTTAGATAAATCAGCTAGCAACTTCTTAGGCCCGTCGGACTTGGCTGTGGAATAACCTCCACTGCCATATCTGGAACGAGTAATTTCTCCAGTGTCGTCTGGATAGTAATGTGCGGCCGCCATTGATACTGCTGAACTCATTGCAGTTTTAATAAAGTCTGGAGTAGATTCTGTTTCCCCTGATTCAATAGTATCTAATGCACGTTCAAGGAATTTTAGTTGATTAAGTTTGCGTTCAGCTTTTTCAAAAGCATCATTCTTAATCATAGTAGTGACCATACCTTTAGCATCACCTATTGCAAGGGTAACAGCCTTGGCCCACAAGGGACGGAATTTTTTCATTAGGGCATCTTGACTCATTTCTGCTTTAGGAGGTGCCATTTGCTTGCGACTATCTTGCTTGTCGCTTGCATATTTGTTTTCTGTACCTATCCAGTATGAATAGTTTTCCCATTTGCCGCCTAATTTGCCTTGTAGGAAGTCTAGAACATTTCCGCCCTTGGCATCCTCAAATCCTACAGGTTCTTCACCTGTGCTGGCCATTGCGGAATAGTTATTATTTCTAGCACGAATAGCACCTGATCCTTTAGGACCAGTTACTAACACCCAACCTCTAGGCCAACGTCCTTTAAGATCTGACCAAGAAATCTTTTTAATTTGACTAAAGTCTTGATTGTGACTCAACTTGTCTGTGCTGTGTAGTTTTTTAACTACTTGATTAGCGCCAGGATGTTTGCCTATTAGAGATAGAGCAGTACTAGTTTCGTCTAAATCAATAAGAGATTCGCAAAGTTGAGCAAATAATTGATGTGTTGTCGGTTTCATAGAAATATTTATCAGTTACCTAGTCTAGGATGGTTTCGTTCATGCCCTAGTTCACGTGTATTACGTGCATCTACGCTATCCTGCTCGGGCCAACTATAGATATAATCCCCAAATTCGTCACGGACAACAAGCCAACGTATGCCGGCCGCTACGTATTGATGTATATCTGCATCATATCCAGGTATAGATTGTGCAAAATCGATGTTTCCATCTCCTAGATCTTCACCGTGACTACGCAACCATCCTGCTACAGCATTAACTTCTTGACGGCTGTTTGGTCCTTGACCTGCTAGATTAGCGATCATCCAAATATCATCTGTAGGTGTGCTGGTTAAACTGCGGAATAAATGACGACCTAATGTTCGTATACTGCGACTCATGTTGCCGGGTAAGTTTGCTACCTTATGGAAGTTTGGACGTTGTACTCCACCTACGTCTAAAGCATGTCCTGCTATAGTAGGTAGATTTTGGTTGTCTACACGATGTGCTACTTGATTATCTTGCTCGGGTTCTGGATATCCAGGATCATCTGGATCTGCTTCTATATCACGCATGCGATTTAACAAATCTCCCATACGTGGATTATAAGCGCCACCTGCCGCACGTTGAGTGTCTCGCTGACTAGCACGTTGACGAGGGTCTTGTTCTGGATGAGGTTGGTCTTGTTCTGGATGAGGTTCTTCAGGTTCTTCAGGTCTATGTGCTAACGGCTGATCGTCTGATTGTCCAAATAAATTATCAAAGGCGCTAAAGGGATCATGCTCTTTGTCTTGTGTAGGTTTAGGATTGCCCCGTTGATCCTCGGGTTTCTTTTTAGGTTCTGTCATTTCTTTTTAGCCTTTGCTTTACCAGCTTTCATATTAGCTAACCAATGTGCCATACGAGCCTTTTCACCAGATGAGTGTTTGGCTGTGTTACGTAAACTGCTTACTGATGCTTTTGTATTAACTCCACTACGTTTGGCAAGACCTTTACGTCCAGGATGCTTGCCATCTGCGAAGTTTTCTTTTAGGTTACTAATATAGTTTTCACCTAGCATGATTAATTCCTGCATCTCTTCAATACTTTCACAATGCCATTTACGTAATGACTTGTTAATGCGACTATTTGGATCGTGTGCGGTCTTTGCACTAGTGCGGGACTTCTTCATTCCTTTCATTCTAGCGCAAAAACTTTTACGGCGTTTAGCGGATTTACTACCTGCTTTAAGTTCGCTGGGTTTTTTAGTAACGGCTGTTTGTAAGTGACTGCCTGGGTGTTCTCTGCGATAACTATCAACACCTTTCTTATTCAACCCACCATTCTTATTCTTGCCACTTGATTTTTGCCATGCCGCAGATTCTTCTACTTGTTTCTTGATCCAGTTATCCGGAATCAATCTATTGGCTTTAACAAATTCATCGTGTAATTTTTGGCCTGTAATGTTATGTATCTTACATATCTTCTGCATCATAGCATCGATGTTTTCATAATTCATTTCAGTACCGGCTTTCTTGGCCTTTAGTAATGCACGTTCTAATGCGGCAACAGCACCCGACTTTTCTTTACCCTTAGCTGTTAGTGGTTCCATCGATCCGGAATACTTACCTTCATCTAGGTTGATAGCACGTTCTCTAAAATATTGCGGATGTTGTTTGTTGAAGTTACGCATAATAATACCTGCTATTTCATGCGCTTCATTTTCTATAGGACTACCAGTATGTCCGCTTGTAGCATCTAATCTATGTTCTGTGCCTTGTTTGAAATGTACAAGCTCATGTGCTAGAGTGCGGATGATGTCTAACGGATGTCGATCTTCGATACCTACATAGATCCTGTTTTCATCATCAACATATTTGCCAAATGTAGGTTGCTGAGCATCCTCAATGTATTTTACTAGTTTTAAATCAGGTAATACATTTAATTTTAATTCTTTCATTGCCAAGGGCAGAAAGTCACGCATGATTTTTAAAAAATCATTAGATTCGGATTTATGTTCTACTAGTAAATCATTAATTTTCATATGGGAGGCCGGCCATACCGCAACCTAGTCTCGATAGCCCGTTATACAGGGCTGTAAGGATTTCTCGGACGATCTGTGCCGTCGTCGTCAGGATAGACTGGGTATTGGTTTTCATCCATATATTTACCTAGAATTCGCTTCATCCATCATCTGCTGTACATAGGGATATTTAGGAATTCTCTCGATTACACACTCTACTTCGTAAGTGCCTTCTGAATGTATTTCGCACGGAATCGTGTAATCAAACCCTAGATCATTGTCTTGACAGTGACGTAACCGCCATTCTCCCAGGGGTAAACTGTTATGTAGCTCTGTTAATAGCGTACCCGCATGATATAAACGCTTGTGATCGTCATTAAATCTGCTGGGTAAGAAGAATGTTTTTTCGTATAGTTGATAGTGCGGAACTACTATTATTAAAAAACCGCCTGGCTTTAGTACCCTAAACCACTCGTGCAGGGCTGTTGAAAAATCTTCTATGTGTTCTAAGCAGTGACTAGAATATACAGCATCTTGTGTTTTATCTTCAAAAGGCAAATGTATTCCGTCATACCCGGGATATCCTAAATCGATGCCCTTAGCATTAGGCACTATACCTAATTCTGTTTCCCATTCGCCTGATCCTCGATGTCCTATTTCAAGTATCTTGTCTCCGCTTAGATACTTGTCCATAAAGCCGCTGTAGATCTTAGCGGCATAGGTCTTTAGGCTTTCTGCGCCTACTTTACGTTTTGCATTCCACGCCATTGCTTTACCTTTTTGTTATACGAATATTTAATCGTAGAAATGCCGGCAATGCCGGCATTCTGATAGCTAAGTTAAACTATATTAATCAACTGATGCGTTGGCACCGCAAAGTTTACGTTTTGCATTTGTTAAAGCACCAAAGTCTACTGGCCATTCTTTGCCTGGAGCAAGTTCTTGTGCGTTGCCTGGCATAGCAAACTTAACACCGGCTTGTTGTTCGATCTGTGCGATTGGTAAACGGAACTTGGTCAAGTCGTTGCCTAGGTTAGGATATGGAGCAACGTGTGGGAACCACCAACCTGCTACAGCACCTGTGTTTTGATCAACTACGATCTTGTAGAAAGCGTGTGGTACAACTACACCAGCACCAATCTTCTTGTCTTGTGCATTATAAACACCGCCTGAGATAACATTGAAGTTATGACCGCCTTGGAATGCCCAACCACGTACTGAAGTTTCTAACAACTTCCAAATACCGCGATTCAATGAACCAGCTTGTGGGCTCATGTTAGTCATCAAGAATGATTCATATTCAACTTGTTGATCCCATGATTGGTCACCGTCTGGAGCCATGTGGCCTTTGTCGTAACCTGTACCTGCGTAGTCACCTGGAACAGCACCACCTTGGATGCTTTGGTCAGCTACGAAAGCGTTTGAACGAGCTACACAACCTAGTGCGTGACCCGGTGTTAGTGTCCACATAACGAAACGTGGTAGTTTTGCTGGAGCATCATATCCAACTAGATATGCTTCGCGGCAAATTGGTTGTACTGCGCCCTGTACTTGTGGTAAGCCATATGGTGCGTGGACAGCACATTGTTGTACTGTACCCGGAGCACGTTGAGTCCAAGCAAGAGCTTGTGTGCTGGCTAGGGCTGTTAAGGCTAAGAATAAGCCTGCTAATAGTTTTTTCATTATATCTCCTTTAGATATGTTTATCGATTCCGCGGCTTTGAACACCGCCTTTCTTACGTTTTGTACTTAGTTCTTCTATACCGTGACGGATTTGTTCTAGGTTTTGTTCTAAGCCCATCATCATGCCGCCTTTAGCGTCACGACAAATACTTTGCCAAACTAACAGGTCATTTGATTCTGCTCGTTTGGCTAGATCTTGTAGTTGCCCTCTAGCTTGTGCTATACGGCTTTTTAGTTCCATAGGGTTGGCTTTTTGATGTCCGTGAATCAAGGGATTGTTTGGATCATCTGTAGCCGCTATTGGAGCTTCTGTTAGTTGATGTATTCTCATAATGTTATTTACTGTTATAAACTACCGTTTCCGTAGATCCAAACACCGCCGATAGCAGTGATTGTTATACTGACGCTTTTACAAAACAATTCCCTGCTGTGTTATCCACACAAATATAAGTTACCCACATTGTAGGATGACTACAGAGATAAAATGATGTTCCTCCAACAGCGTTGTTACTGGTTGAAAGTCCGTGATTGTACTGCTGAGTGCCGCCAATATTATTATAAACTATAACATTAACTTGTTTACCTGCGGTATAGTTAGTTAATGTTGCTGTTACAGTTGCGGCGTTTGTATGTAGGTGGATAGTTGTGTCTGTTGAAAAGTCGATAGTAAATGCAGTTGTGATTCCAGAAATAATCCTTGGTGTAGTGCTATTTGCTATCAGTGTATTAACTGTAGCAGTAGTTGTGTATCCTAGTCCTAGTACATAGCTTTGTGTAGCATAGTTGGTTAAACTGTTTGCTATCAATGCTGTTACTGTGGCAGTTGTAGTATAAGGACTTAGTGCAGAACTTGTGATAAAGCCTTGACTGTTTACATAAGTTTGTGTAGCATAGTTGGTTAGACTATTTGCTATCAAACTTGTTACTGTGGCAGTTGTAGTATAACCTAATCCTAGTACATAGCTTTGTGTGGCATAACCAGTTAATGCGGAACTGGTGATGTATCCACCATCATTGGCCCAGGATATGTTCACTGTGCCTGTAGAATGGTCAACACGTATGCCTGTACCTGTGGTAATGCTGGTAACGCCGATCGCAGGTGCGCCTGTAATCTGGCTCCATAAGACTGTTGCTGTTGAATTCCACGCTGTGATCTGTCTTGTGCTGTCGCGGAATGTTATGCCGCCAAGTGGATTGCCAACAAAACTTAAACCTGTGGCGGTAATGTCTGCTGTCACAGTCTGTATTGTAGTTGAGTTCAGAGGTGTTAGTTGGAAGCGAACACCTGTGCCAGCAGTTGTATTAGTAAAATCTTGCAGAGCTTGGAAGTTCAAGCGTCCAATACTACTGATATAGCCAGTATCGCCCCAACCTTGTGTACTGATTCGGAATAGTGTGTCATCACTGATTGTGCGTGTAGGTGCTGAGACTGTGCCGCCTGCTTGGCGTCCTGCAATAATAGGATATGTACCTGTACCAAAACTGTCAATGCTTACGCGAGTGCTGGTGCTGTCCAGGCCAGTAATCTGTAACATTGTGTTGTTATAGTTACGAGGTTGTTGAATGCCTGCGGCGTTGCCAATAATGCTTAATGCTGACTGTGTTGATAAGATCGTTGTTGGAGGAATGATTGTAGTCAACCCAGTTCTACCAACTGTAAATGCTGTGCGTCCTGTTGAGTCTGCTACCTTTATAGGGCGGTTAAAGTTAACAAATCCTGTAGCAGTGGTAACACCAATGTTGATGTCACGGTCAGGATTGCTAATATAGATATTGTTGTCACGAAGTGTAAACTGTCCTACATTTAGGCCAGCCGCACCTGCTACCACAAAGTCACCATTAATGGCTGTTAGTCGTAGGTCACTGCCCAGTGTTTCATCTTGTACATAGATGGAGCCAGGGCCTACCCATACTTCTTTCCAACGGCGAGTCGGCGAACCCAAGTTACTGATGTTAGTACCAATAGGTATGATGTTGGTGTTGACTAGAACATCTCCCAAGCCTTGGCTGTTTAGGAAAATGTCCGTACCTGGTCTAGTCTGTATATCCAGTCCAGGTTTTTCTAACGGACGCAATAGAGTAAATGGAGCACCTGGTACAGGCAGTACTTGCCCCAGTATGCTCATGTCTAGGTCAACTACGATATAGTTTGTGAATGTAGTGCCTGTGGAACCTTTACTGATAACTGTGCTGGGAACAATACTTTGTCCTGCTAAGACATCGCCTAAATTTACCACCTGTGTATTGGTGTTTAGGTTGAATACAGCGTAAGGAGCCGCGACACCATTGATAATACCGTACTGGCCTATGGTCAATGTATCAGTGCTGGTAGTAGAGTATGTGACTATATTACTCAGAACATAATTGGTTAGATATGCTTCAATTTGATTCTGCGTGATCAACAAGCCACCGTTAGGGAAACTTATACTTGGTACATGTACTGTAGCGGCATTAGTGCCAGTTGATATTAAAACAAGGTCACCGCCAGGAGTTAATGGCTTGATTGAGTCAACGTTTAATCCTGTGCTGTCCATTGAGGCAACAATGCTATCGGCAGTATCAGTGGGACCAACAAAGAATTTGACATTAGAAGCAGTAGTACCTATGGCAAGGTTGCCCGAGTCTACGTACAGGTAACCATCGTTAGCACCATTGATAACCCACGATGAAGTAGACCAACGACTTGAGTTGATACCCATGTCAATGTAGTGCTTGCCGTCTGTGCCTATATCGTTGGTAACCACATAGTCACCACTTGCCCATGTACTGCTGGAATGGTTTTGGAAGTTGACCTGTGAGTAGGTATCCGAGGCCGCATCTATCTGTAGTAGTGCGTTGCTGAACTGGCCCATTAGGTTTGAGTAGCCAATATTGGCTCCACCGGTAACAGTTAGGGTAGTAACTGTGGTTTTTGTTGCTATCAAATGTTCTACTTGGAATCCAGCATCATCCATCGTGTACCAGTAGTTGTTGTTTAGACTGTAGAGTATGCCTGTGGTCCAAGTACTTGTTCCCAGTACGATACCGCCACCATCAATTTGTGTGTCTTGTGTTGAATTAGATGCTAGATATATTCTATAACCTTCTACTACTACTGGTGTAACTGAAGTCAGTGTGTTGAGTACGTTTAGGTTGTTGACAGTCAAGTTACCAAAAGTAACTGTGGCTGTGGTGTTGAGATTCTGCGGTGTGCTTAACTGTATGTCACGGTTGCCCAAGTCTGTAACAATAACTTGGTTGGCTGTGCCTGTAACAGAGTGTACACCTGTTTCTACCTGTAGATAGTGTGCATCATTGATGAAGGTTGATACATTGGTAACTGTGAATATGTCAGCGGTAATAAAGCCTTGACTGTTAACATACACCTGTGTGGCATAGTTTGTAAGACTATTTGCAATTAACCCAGTGACTGTAGCTGTTGTAGTGTAAGGATATACGATATCGCTGATTGCGTTAGTAACATAACCTTGTGTAGCATAGGTGCTTAGATCCGCTGGTTGGAATGTAAACACACCTGTTGTATGATCATATGACAGAGCGCCGCCACCAGTAGCCGATCCTGTGCCAACGCTCAACATGCTCAATGTGATGCCAGTAGCAGTAGACGCTATGTCTGGACTTGCATCTACCCAGTTGTTGTCGTACCAAACGTATAAACGTCCTGTTACAGGATCAAACCATAGCTGTCCGTCTTGGGGATTTTGCGGAGCACCTTCACTGATGAATGTTATGCTTCCGCCACTTAGGGGAATACCGCCTGGAGTATGTCCGTCTGATATGCGGATTACATTGTCGTCTTGTGAGTAGAATAAATGTCCAACTTCACCTACAAAGGTAAGGACACCTCTTTCTCCTGTAACACGCCCTGATTTGATCTTGTAGAAAGCCATTTAGCAGGCCTCCTTATTGTTTGTGTGCGTCGTACGCTGAAGGAACACCCGCTACCTTCTTCAGTAGTTCTAGTTCTTGTTGTAAAGGACTGGCCATTGTGTCAGCGTCTGTGGCTGAAACAGGTTCTTGGTTAGTTGGTAATAACTTAGCAACTTGTGGCGCTTCATCGGGTGCTGTAACCTGTGCTGGCTGTACAACTGCCACGGATGCTGGAGGAGCAACTGCTGGCTGGCCACCTTCCACGCGATCAATCACGTTGGCAATGTGTCTTAATATTTCGGCGGCTCGCATGGTATCTCCTTAGGCTACTGGTGTAATTGAAATCCAACCATTTGCTCCACCACCTGTAACTTCTACAAATGTGATAGTGCTGGTTGAATCTAGTTTGAAGTGTTCTACAGTACCTGGAGGAATCAACAAGTCTGAATTGTTGTCTGCTGTACCTTCTCCGCCAAAATTGATCACACATGGCTGTCCTGATGTGGCTATTCTTACTTTAAGTGGAGCAACACCTGCGAATGTGGTTGCGTTGTGAGTACCAGTTGTACTTGAAATTTGATATAAGCCTGTTGGGCCTAGTGGTTTTGATAACATGTTTTTCCTTTGTCAGGACCTGTGTTGTTCCTGAAACAATAAAATATGGGCATTAAAATCTGCTGTGAAATCAGCGTCTAACTCTGCACCATCACCTTCGTTTAACTTAAAATCTGCGCCTGTAACTGTACCTTCTACAACATACAAGTACGCTCTAGATATATTTAGCGTAGTTTCTCCACGAATCCATCCAAACTGTTATTGCTGAATGTTCTGCGGCTTTTAATCCAACCTACATCCAGCATGCCCCTAGTGTTAGCAGGGCGTATCCACATGTTATCCTAACCTTCCTTTCATACCATGGTAATCTGTTAGTATCTCTGCAGAACTTAATGCTCTGTTGTACATCCTTAGGGTATTGATACGGCCATCGAGATAACTATCTTGAGGATAATTACTGCGACCAATGTAGTTATAATTACGAGTCACACTGCCTTCTGGGCCGCCTAACTGTTGTGCTACCTGTTGACCATTTATGAATAGTGTCTGAGTCGTGCCCGCCTGCGTTGCCGCCAGTTGAGCCCATTGATTCGGTGGAATTTGTGCTGGACTTTGTAGATTATTGGCATTGGCATAGAAAACAGGATATCCACTGTTGCCAGACGTCACAGCAACAATCACATTGTCTTGGCCAGCACCGTTACCAAAGTCAAACAGTCTACTCCAAGACGCATAACTTCTAACATAAACCCAACCAATGGCTGTAAAGTCTCCGTTGAACATGTTGGCAGGTGCTATCTGTGCGTAGTTCTCGTTTGAAAAATCTACAGATACGCTATCTGATGCGCTAAAATTTCCATATAATGGAGCATCATAGTGATTGTTACTGAGATCAACCCAAGTTTCAAATCCTGGTTGGTAACTGGTAGGATTAGCCGCATCTAACCACAATATTATGCCATTAGTGATTATGGGAATCAGTCCTGATAGTGTGATTCCAGGATTAATGGTTATACCAGGATTGATAGTTAATGTAGCCGCAACCATATTACAGCAATCTCTCTACAGTGATAGCACCATATGTAATGCCAAAATCATTTGGGTTAACTGAGCCCATGAATGTTGCTCTAAATATTCTACCAGTGTCGATACATTGTATACGAACCGTGACATAATCGCCTGGTTGTAGCACAGATGATAATATAACGCTACCACCTGTGTTGTTTACCTGGATTGGTGTTGTACCACTTGAACCGGCTATAGGATTTGCGCTATCATTTGCGGCGAGCCAAGCATCATAACTCCAAATACTGTTATAAAGGGGATTGCCACCGTTTGACGAATAACTCTGTATAGTAGGATGACCGGTTCCAGGATCAAAATAGAATTGATAATCTAAGTTAGCGATTCCACCACTGCTTGGATAAGTTGTTCCCCAAGGACTTTGTGATACTCCTTGTAGTTCAAATGCTGTTAACTGGTTTGTAGCATCTGGGAATTGAATAGAACCAGAATTAAATGTCCAACTACTGCTGTTGCTTGTAAGAACGATTCCGCTGGTATTAACACTTACAGATGCTTGGCTTAGATAGTTCAATGTTATATAACCATAACTGTTTACATTACAGATTATGTCAATACCAGCACCGCCGTTGCCAATCTGTCCTTGACCGTTCGGTAATGTTATTATACCGGGTACTGTTAGGCTGGCATCTGTGCCAAAGCCCCAGGTGTTGCTATTAGATACTAACTGTAGTCCATTAGTTCCACCACTTATTTGTCCGGCGCCACTGGCAGTTATAGGAACTGTTAAAATACCAGTAGTATCAAATGTCCAAGTTAATTCAGTACCACCGCCTACCGCTGATCCAAGTTGAATAGGGCCATAAGTGTTACCAATTTGAACTGCTCCAGTTCCAGCATTAGCAGGTAATACGATACCGGCTGTAGCACCTACAACTCCTGCATTACTAATAACAATGCCATTAGTGCTTTGTATAGCACCCGGAACTACTAGATTACCGTCAGTGCCAAATGTCCAAGTACGTGTGGTAGCGCCATCGTAGCTATTAACTGTAACAGCACCTGTGCCAGCGGCAGAATCTATTTCGCCGGGAATTGTCAGTATACCGTTCTGGCCAAATACATATAGTTTCTGTCCGTTACCGCCGCTAGCACCTATAGTAGGACTTCCACCGCCCACTGGTAATTGTAAATAGTTGGCATCATCACCAAAGAACAGATCAAAACTTTGATCAACCTTGTTGATGTGGAAGTGTGTTGGCATACCAGGTGCCTCAAGATTATAACCAAACTGTACTGTACCACGGGCTGTGTGCATCTCAATACCACTGCCATCGAAGTAAAGATAATTTGTATAGCTGGCTGTGCTAAGAGAAGTGGCATCAGTTAATGAACTGTCTGAGTGACCAATGATCAGTTCTTCTGCTGAAGCAATATACATAGCGCCAATAGTGCCGTGGCCTGCGGTTCCGCCTGTGCGGATAATCATATCATCATCACTGAACAATATTGCTGGATTATTTGTGTTATAGCCCGAGCCAATGCCAGCATCAGTGCCAAATGATCCTATGCTTCCGCCCCCGCCACTTATCGCATTACCGCCTGCTGTGCTACCATTGTGTAAGCGTAGTTCACCGCCGTTGGCAACAACCAGTGTGCCGTTAGGTAGTATAACATTATAACCGTCGCCCTGTACAGTTGATGTTACTACTCTATTATAAAAAATTGGGTTTGTCATTGTTATATCCTAATGTTTAGCAGTATTGTTCGCTGGCGTTGTAGAACACTTTAGCAGTCCATATAAAGTCCAGTTGTTGAGTACTAATAGAATCGGTTCTGTAAGCTCTTAATGTGCCATTATACGGTTGCCATATATTCAAGTTGGCAAACACAACATCGCTTTGACTATTACTTTCAGTTATTGCTGATTCTATATGGCTGACATTCATAGCATAATTTTCATTTGAAGCTATAATAATTTGTCCAGTCATACTGCCAGTATTGCCAATATTGCTACTCAATACTTGATAGTCGATAATCATACCATTGATCCAGTTAGGGTTAATGCCCAACTGTGTGCCCACGTCGCTGAGATCTAACCATACTTGCGCCGTACTGCTTGCTCCTACTAGACGTTTGTAACCACTAGCATTTTTTATACCCACTGGCACATTTGAGAAATTATTGCTACTGTCAGTGTTTTGAACAAGTTCACCGGTAATATTTCTACCAGTATCAGTGACCAACGTGCCATTCGATTGAAGTGTTACAGTTTTAGTACCAACTGCCAGTTGATTTGGTCTAATACCTGAATGGAACAAGGTGTAATCTAATGTGCTGGCAGTAACACTGACAGTATCTCCTGCGGCCAGTGTTTGTGTACTTGTGGTAAATCCAAAAGTAGTATCGGTTACAGTCAAGGTCACTGGGGCGCCACTCAAAGCACTATTGGTCAATTCAAATGGTCCAATAACTTGATTATCACCGCTGGTAGTTATCTGTGCCATGACACCTATGCTATTTGTAGGATAAGGTGCTAGTACAATAATTGAGGCACCAATTAACAAATTAGTTCCATTCAATGCCAAGACTTTACCAGTGGCACCAGGACTATTCCACCCATTATTATCTATTAATGAGTTACTGCCGGGTGCTCCAAAGAACTTTTGCCACAAGCTAGTACCGCTGGTATCATAAGCCGCTACTAATCTACTGGTCTGTGGAATGCCAGCATTACCGCCATTAGAGTTATTGTTAAATGTTGTTGCTGAAATGTAAATGTGCCCATCTGCACCAGTAGTCATACTAGAACTAACGTTAGCACATCCTTGGCCAACTTCCCTGCTCCACATGACGCTACCATCAGTGTTGCTGACCTTCATGGTTATAATGCCGTACGTACTACTTGCATCGTGTGTAGCTAATATAGCCCAGTTACCATCTGCTAATAAACAGCAATCAGTGCCTTTAACATCATAATTATTGCCAGTTACTGAAACTTGTTTTTGCCATATGGCTGTTGGACTAGTAACGTTAAATTTAACCATCTCTAGATAGTAGTGTGCATCAGTGTTACTTTCTTTAACACCAACTAGCAAAATATCACCTGTGCTATTATTAACGGCCAAACTGTAGGCCGCTTGCTCATATTGATCACCAAATGTGCTTGTTGGCGCGGATGTATTACCGTCAGTACCAATGAATGCTATAAAGAAATCATCGGCACTATCAGTAATATTATAAGCAGAGCCAGCAACTACAACGCCGTTGAAGCTGTTGCCACCTGAACTATACACCATGGGCACAGCCTGCATATTATTAGCCTGGTGGGAGTCATGTATATCAACTTGCCATAAGATACTGCCATCACTGCCACTGATCTTTACCAGGGTATTGTTGTATACATTACTACCAACATTTATTTGTACAACAGCATATACATCGTTGTTGGCATCACAGCATAAACTCCAAGGGTTAACGCTGTCGTTGTTGTATAAGTCTTTGGTCCAAACTGTGTCACCGTGATTGCTTAATTTAACAATACTGGATCTAGTTTCTCCTGGGCCACTCCATGGACCTTGGTATATTAAGGCAAATGTATTACCTTGACTATCATAAGCAACGGCCTGTGTTAAAGATTGTTTAGTTGAGGATACAGCCTGTACTGCCCATACTGTGGGATCAGTAACTGTGGGTCCGGGATATGCTGTGGTCTGCACAGTTTGATCCGGAAATATAATATTACCGTCTTTGTTAAATGTCCAGGTTTGTTCATTGGAACCTGTTGGCTGTACCCCAATGTAAGCGTATGGATGTGCATGATCGCTATTGTCTAAGTATAGTTCAGCACCGGCAGACCCGTTATAAGTGTAAAGGTCAATAGTATTTGTATGAAGATCCAACTCAGTATCATCGCCCGCCGATGAATTTACCTGTATGTTGATATGCTGATCCGTGACAGTACTAATATTATAGCCGTTGAATTTAATGTTACCAGTGTCACCAATTGCATCCCAAATTATAGGTTGTGGTGGAGTTACTGTTACTACAAATGTTGTGCCTGAATCAATCTCAGTAGGATCACCACTAACGTATGGAACTTGAATGCTAAATGTAACGTGATTGGTATCATAGTTCATGGTACCCACAGCAGAAGTTCTAGTACCTTCCAACACAGGTGATGTTAATGTAACAGTACCGCTGGCCACTGCAATGTTATACAACCATCCTGCTAGTGTTGGGTTGTCACTTACATTGAATGTAAATGCCAGATTGCCGTTTATGTTTTGACCATTTAGAACGGTTTCACTTGTTGTAAGAGTGTAACCAGTTGGTTCTTGTGCTGAGTAGGTCGATGTACAAATAAAAGTTTTGCCGGCACCGTTGACAACAATAGTACCAGCAGTGTCGCCAGCTACCCCATTAGGAAAACTAACTTCACGGAACGCAACGTTACTGGCATAATGCAAATTTTGCCATGAAGTTACACCGTCACCGTATTTTATTCTATTAGTATCTGTTTCTAATCCCGGTTCAGCAAGAGCTAATGTAGGGTTGGCAGCAGTCCAGTTTGCCGATGTATCTCTTTTTAATTGAATTGTTGCCATTCTTAAATTCCTTGTTCCGAGATATTAGATATATCTGTTCTTTCTAATCTATTGTGTACATAATTTTGTATGTATTCAACACTATAAGTTTGTTCTTGTAATCGTAAGCCAGTAATGTATTTTTCATCAATGCCTGCAAATTCTTCTACACTACGTAATGCTCTATCATCCTTAACAAACTTCATGTCCACTATAGGATAGATGTTGTTAAATCTGTTACTTGTTAATATACCATCAGCAAACAAGTTCATATGATACTGTGTCCACACGTTATAGTAACGTGTCGGCTCAATTACTCTTTCTTTACTTATCAAGGTAACTTCTAGGCCTTGCTCGTTAAATGTAGTTGTTCCTACTGGAGTTTCTGCTAACTTCAATTTAGTAAATGCACCAGCTTGTTTATTGAACACATGGTGTCCAACTGTGCGTAGCTGTGTGCCATCGCTAAATGTATAAACATCGTGTCCTGTGGTTTCCTCTTCAACCTTAATCCAGATAGGTTGTGCTTCACTAAACTCGCCTAGGTCAAAGTTCCAAACACGTATTAGTTCACCAGGTGTAATATCTTCAATAGCCTTGTGTGTACCATTAGCCATAGTAATCATTGTACCTTCTACCAGACAGGGTCCGTGCGGCACTTCATATGCATCCTGTACCACTGTATAGAATGTATAACCTCTGCTATCAGTAACATAGGCTGTTATAGACGCTACTTGTTCCCACAATTGGTAATCTATAGTTGACCAGCTTAACACGTTGTCACCTTGATTAATACCGCCGGTGATTGTTTGAGTGTGGCTAACTGTTAATCCGTTAATGATTACACCAGCGGCAGTAGCGCCAGCATCTCTAATGTTGTAAGTAACCGATCCGCTATTATCATACTGGCCTTGATCATTTTGTAATGTATATGTGGTAATGGTAATACCTGCCGTGTTGTCAGCAACACCACCGTTGGGATTGCTACTGCCGCCGGTACTATCTGCCCATTCTGCACCACCGTTACTTGCACGAGTTAACACTTGACCAGTTGTACCTATGCTACCGTCCACACCTTTCAAGTAACCTGTTAGGTGTAGGCTTTCACCAGTTAAGTAACCATCATTACTAAAAATCCAAGTGTGACTATTGTTAACGATTGTAATGTTATTATTATGTGAATCAGTCGTTACAGTAAGTTGAATCGATCCGCTATCGTTTTGAGAATGAATAGATGCTTGACCCGAAGCACCTACGGTTATTGAGGACTGTAAGGAAAAATCTGTGTCGTGATTTTCTAAAACAAGACCGTTAGTACTACTCCATTCCCCATCATTAATAATGGAACCATCTGGCAAGGTTAATCCGCCACTTGATCCAAATGCCCAAATATTGTTATTAGAATTAATCTTGATAGCATGGTTGGAAGAAACTGTGGAAGGACTTGCAGGAGCTTGACTACACTCAACATTTGCAGTCCAACCAGCGCCGCCGGGATATTGAACATTGTCTAATACAATAGTAAGGGTATATCCAGGGATACCGTGAGCAGTTTGAGTAAAGTGGTAAGTATCACCAGTTTTATAACCTGGATTATTTGATATTGGAAATATCTGTGCCACTGATGTAGATACTACACCATTAGCATCTTCAGTAAAAGTCACACTCAAAGTCCAAGCATCACCGCCATATGGGCCGATGTCTGGTGCGCCGCCGTACACTGGTAATAGTACCGCAGAAAATGTTATTGGGAATATAGAAGATGGTAATGTTAGTCCACCGGTATTGTTAAAGTGCCATTCATATTCTGCTGTGTTATAAAGTGTGTCAACAAAGAATCCGTCACTATTTACATAGGCAAACGTATTCATGTCGTGTGTTGCAATACCAGTATAGCTGTCAGTAGTCGCTTTGATTACACTGGCCAGCGGCACTGATACACTACCGTCTGAATTAAGAGTTAATGTAGCACTGCCGTTAACTAAACTAGAACTACTGCCACTACCGCTTTGATTGGCCCATACCAGTGTTGTACCACTACCTGGCCAAGTTAATACTTGTCCCGTAGTGCCAGTGGCGTTTGGTAATGCGTATGCGGGCAGTACCAGTTTACCAGTAGTGTCAATTTGAACACTGTATCCATTATTAGTTATTGAGTTAGATCCAAAAGACCCAATCGCCGCCCCTATCCATTTTACTCCATCAAATACATAGGTTGACCCATTATCGCCAGTGTATTGGTCACCAGTCTGCGGGCTATTTGGAAAATTTAAAATTGCCATTCTTTATGTCCTTGATTAATAACCACCAGTTAAGGGTGATCGTTTCCATGTGTTAGTTGCTGTACAAATATATATGTAATTAGAATCATAACTTATCTGCCCAGTTGTTCCTGCGGCATTTGCGGCTTTAGTTCCTGTTGGAATAACTAAACCATTTGGGATGGTAACAACGCCAGTTGTACCTATAACTAAACTACCGCCAGCTCCAGGAATATTAAAACTCATACTGCTAGCAGTTGCATTGTATGGAACATAACCAGTTGCATTATGATTTAATGAATCATTAGCAATACCGAATGCTTCATTGCCTGTTCCTATAGCAAACACAGCTCCGGTTGTACCATTGGCAATTTTTAATGTGTAATTTGTAGCATTGGAAGTATCTGTAATTGTTTGACCGGTTGTACTGAGAGCAACATAAGTCCCATCTCCGCCGCGCGGACTAGCATCAACCCAGCTACTATCATAATAAACATACAGCCTACCACTATTATCATCATACCATAATGTACCTTCTGGATGTGTACCGGGAGGAGTTGCACTAGCAGTAATTGGCGCCGCACTAGGAGAGGGAGTCGGAAGTGTAGACCAACTTAGTGTAGTGCCGTTGGTAGTTAAAAACTTACCACTGTTACCTGTTGGACTTGGCAAATATGTAGATAAATTTGCATACAGTTCTGTAAAGTTAGTATTAATTTTATTAAACGCAGTACGCAATGGATCCGCACTTACGCTGTTAGCCGACGGCCCAATATTAATTAGTTGTTGTGTCATTATGCTCTCCCTACGGCAACTTCAATTACACCCACACTATCGTAGTCTTTGTCCTGAATAGCTTTACCAACTATGCTACCAATTTGTGGATTAGTTGCCTTGACTGCACAACCTTCTACAGCCGATGTTGTTAGTAAATCGCCTTTCTTAACTTTGCCAACTACTCGACATGGGATACGACCTGCTAGTGCTAAACAGACCTTAATACCTTTTTGTCCTTCGTTCATTACGTAAGCTGGATTAGTTGTTACTACACCAGCTAGTCTAGTGTCGTTAAATGTTGTTGTACTAGTAACTTCTTTTTCACCGCCGAACACTAACACCCATCCTTCTGGATACTCTTTGTCACCTTCGTAGAACTCAGCTAAGTCGGCATAGGTACTGCGTAATTGACTGCCTGTTGTTAAATTCCAGTTACCATCAATAGTACCAGCCGCAGTGCTTGAACCAGCTGTTAAGTTATTAGATTTTAATATACCTAGACTAAAATCAAATTGACTACTTGCAGTCAAGTACCATTGACCTTCCATTGATCCGCTAGTAGCAGGACTACCTGAAGTAAGTGTATCAGCGATTAATGTTCCGTTGCTAGTATCTAATGTACCTTGCGTAGTAATAGTTGTATTACTACCAGTAGTACCTACAGCAGTCATGTAGTAGAAAGGAGTAGACTGTTGTATGCCACCTGGAGTACTAAATTCTACAGTAGCTCCAGAAGTTGATAGAACAGTAAATCCGCCAACTTTTAAGTTAGCAACGTCAACACTTCCGTCTGGCCCACTCTTCACTAGGCTGTTAGCACCTCGTGTTGTAGTGATACTGACAACACCATAGGTGTTATTTGCAGTATTAGATCCGTCATATCCTACAATCATAGCACCACTGGCAGCAAAAGATCCGCTGACAATACCGTTAGCTGACGATATAATTTGAGACGGAGTTATTTCAGATGGACTTGCGGCACCACTAGTTAAATTACCTAGTAATGTGCCAGCACTCATTTGCTGTATTTTATTATAGGTAATACCTGTAGTTGGGCTAGTACTTGTTAATAAGTCAATCCAACCGCTAGTACTACTAAATGATGAACTGTTAAAACTAGCTAGACCTAAATTAGCTTGAGTAATTCCTGTGTAGTTAACTCGTGTTGTGGCGGCATTCATTGCTAATTTGTTTTGCGCAATTGCCGCACTAGAACTAATTCCAGCGTTAGTAATTACACCAGCATTGATACTAGTAGTAATTGCTCCAGTCCCAGAGTTATAAGTTATGGCTAAATCACCAGTTGGTGCTGTTACATTTTTCCATTTACCTAATCCAGCATCATAAACTAAGAATGATCCACCAGCTACTGGACTTAAGAAGAATATAGTTCCGCTTGGGTTACTGTTTGGATATGATCCAAGTGTAACAGTAGCAACACCGGCATTAACACTTACGCTTTGAACTGTTTGAGTTCCGTTAAAACCTGTACCATACACAGCTAGACCGTTAACAATAGTTCCAGAGATATTATTAACAGTTAATACATAACTAATACTACTTCCACTTACGTAGGTACCCTTGGCAGCAGAAATTCCCACATCTAGTAGTTTGTAGAATGAGTTCAATGAAACTAAACTTTGGTCAACGTAATCTCTATTAGCACCGTCATACTTGCTAGTGCCGGTAGTTGGCATAGTTACATTGCCAATACTAAAGTTACCTAAGTTTAGGTTACCCTTCATAGCCAAGGTACCATTTAATGCTAAGTAACCTGGGCCAATTAAACTAGTTGTGGCTACTGGACTACCGCCATAATCTAGACCTAATCGATTATCAATGAAGCTACGTATTGCTGACTGCACTGGAACAATGTCCGGAGCATTATCAGTCATAGTAGGATCTGTTGAGAATTCAGTAACAACTACACCACGTTTAAATCCTAGACCGTCCAAATTACTTAACGCAATACTTGCACTAAATGTAACAGTACCAGTACCTTGGTCAACGCTGAAGAAACGTCCTACACGGAAAATACCGTTTTCGTCTGTTGTTACATAGAACACACGTCCAACAGTTTCTTCTAATACCTGATTGGCACTGTTTGCCTGTATTGCTGGATTACCATAAATCTGCACAGGATAGTTAGTAGTAACATATCCGCCTGTACCAATGTCTAAGAAGTCATGCCCTGTAGCGCGGCAAGTACTAATACGTGTAGTAATCTGTGCGGCAGCTCCTGCAGGTCTACCAACACGCAATGTAGCATTGTTTATAGTATTAAATGGTCGGCCAATACCTAGGGTATTTCCACTGCCATTAGTTACTTCTAATGTGACAGTAGTAGCATATCCAGTATTCCATGTACCTGGATCTTCAAGATACGTTAGGGTGATAGTAGTAGAACTGCTAGCTGTACATAGATAGTAACCATTATACAATGGATTACCATTTCCTGATACAAGATAATATTTGCCTGTAGTTGGAGCAGTTGTTGTGCTGAAATTCAATACTACACTATAAGTTGGCCCACTACCGATAATAGTCTTGCTTGTAAATCCAGTCGATGCATTAATAGCATAACTAGTTCCATACCCATAGTTTGGAGTATACAATGCAAGAGCAGTTCCAACACTAACACTACCCGAAGTCAATGTTATATCGTTTCCGCCTAGTGTGGTACTAATACCAATGTATGTTCCTACAACTCGATTGATATAATAAATTATGTTTGGTGTAATACCGTTGAATGGTGTTAGGATTGATCCAGTTCCAAACGCAGTTCCGCTAAACGATATTTGTTGCCCAACATTTAATCCAGTAGTAGATGCAACGGTTAATGCGTTTAATAAACCAGATATTGCAGTTCCTGCGTTAACAGTTTGACTTGCACTAACAGTATAACTAGTGCCAACAATGCCAATGTTAGTGCCATTAGACGCTGCCGCGCTCAATGTAAATGGACCAGTACCGCTGGCAATATATGTTCCAGAAGGTATACCCGCTCCAACCAACACCATACCAATACTTGGAGTAGTACCTGACACAATAGTCAATGTAGTTGTACTTGTAATATTTCCAACAAACGATGCAGTATTAACAGCACTAATATATGTTCCAGCAGTAACTCCAGTTCCGCTTAGTACCATACCTAACGATGGTGTACCTGATGCAACGTTAGTTAAACTTAATACAGTACCTGCAATTTTACCAGTGGCGCTTACAGTACCATTAGTTGTTGCAGTAACATTTGAGTTTACTCCTGGATCTGTTGGATACAACAATCCCATAGTCACAGTGTTGTTACCAGCTGATGCAGTTGTCGTGATAGTTGCAGTAGTTGTTAATACCGGTGTAAGTATTGCTCCACCTAATGCCGGAGTTATTGTGATAGTTGGAGTACTTGTATAACCATAGCCTGGACTTACTAGAGTGTAAGCTACGATGGCACCGTTGGCAATACTTACTGTAGCAATAGCTTGACTAGTAGCACTACCACCAGAGAATGTTATAGTTGGAGCAGTTGTGTACCCTGAACCGCCATTAGTAATTGTAATACTTTGTACAGTGGCTACTAAACTTGAACTTACAATACTACCAGCTGGGATCCAGCATGATGGACTTACTGTAAATTGTGTAGTGCTATCAATACTTTGAATAATAGTTCCTGTTGGAACATATGCACCAGTACTAGTTGAAGATACAACCATACCTACTGATAAACTAGCAGTACTTGATACAGTTAGTTGAGTAGTATTGACAATGCTGGTAATCTGCTTAGTTCCATTGTAATTACTATTGCTGTTGCTAGTCACAGTTAGATAACTGTCAACCGCAGGTAATTGAGCTGACGGAATATAAGGAATGTTAAATGTTACAATCTTAGCTGTTGTACTACCTGTTTGGGCAACACTACTAACATAGGTCATAGCGTTTACAAGAGTGCCATCGGATGCTAAGTTGCTTAATGGATTTGGATCAATACTTAAATAACCATTGGTTGCAACACCAAAAGTAACAGTTCCAGTTGGTGGATTAACTGTAGCAGGTCCGCTTAATGTAATAGTTGCAGTAGCTACTCCACCAGGGCTAGTTATAATAACACTAGTTACTGTTTGTGTACCATTAAATCCTGTACTAGAACCAGTGCTGGTTAAGATTTGACCTTGACTAATGGTTCCAGCAACTCCGTTTACTACTAGAGTATATGTAGGACCTGAAGTTACAGTATAACTGACAAATAGACCTGTTGAGATAGTTGTTGGCTGAGTATAACTAATTACTCGATGAGTACGTCCACCCCAACCAACTATATATGTTCCTTTATTAATTTGGTTGACAGTTGTTGCTGAACTAATTGTTAACACAGCAATTTTATTATCACCAACTTTACTACCTTGAGTTTTGGTAGAATCTGACGGGTCTAGTTGTGTTATGTTACTTCCATCTGATACAAATTTATAGTAGGCAAAACTAGAATCAGTTTGTAGTACTGATATATTTGCGCCAAGTGTTTCGCCAGTTGCTTCAGTTAAGTTATAAGCAACTACTCGATAAATTTCAGATAAATTGTCAATGTATTGTAACGCAGTACTTGGACGTACAGGTTTAACGTTATCAATGTTTAAAAACTTAATGTCTTGCAGAACACGAATAGTTACAGTTTGTCCGTCATACAGTGCATATTGCAAACCTGTGCTACTTGTACTGTCAGTGCCGCTAGTACTAAGAGTGATAGATAAAATGTTCTTACCATTAATAGTAACGTCGGTGTGTGCAATTGTTGATATTAGATATCTAACAATACCACCACCTTGCACACTATGATCAATTTCTAGTTCGCTTGATCCAAACGGCAAGTAAGCATAACCAGTTACGTAAACGGTAACAGCTTGTTTAGACTGAGTAGGAGTCATTGCATTAATGAATTCGCCCTGCTTATAAACACGAGCCACTTGAACCATGTCATAGGCTAAGTTTACACTGTCAGGTAACTCAGTCACGTCATAACCTGTTGCACGTAAACCATATACACCGTGTGAGTTAGAACCTGCAATACTTCGAACCTGACCACCGTTGTTAGCCCAATAACCTGTATAACAGTAATATGAGAACGTAGATACTTGCTCAGTTAAACCACCGTTGGTTGCAAATACACCATAACCTAAATCGTTAATTTGTGTAAAGTCGTTGGCCAACATACTCTTATTACCGCCCATCTCAATATTAATGCCTAATCCAGCGCCTGAATTTAAGTATGATACTGCACCAGACAATAATGTTGATTTCAAACCTTGCAATATTCCGTAATCAGCATATTCAGTTTGACTTGACCACCATGAGCTACTTGTTGGAGTAGTTCTAGTAGTTGGGTTAGTAAATACGCCATCAGCAACATAGTCTGATAAAATTCCAATTTCTGTATTAATTATTGTTGCTTCAGCTGAAGTAGCCGCAGGTAAACTAGTATTTTGACTATACGGATTTCCGGCAGCCTTGCTTACAGTTTGATTTTGAACAACCTGTTGCATAATGGTATTTAAATGTCCGTATGCGGCAACACAATATGATTCTTCTCCTAAAATTTGACTTACACCACTACCATAATAACTTAGCGACACATCATAAATTGCACTATTGCCGCCATATAAAATATCATAACAGATAGCATCAATAATAAATCCAGTATCTCGTTGAGATTTTACAGCGTTGTAATTAGGAATAGTGTTTACGTTATAAGTGGCTGCAATCCATGCAGACACTTCTTGTTGCAAGAATGTTCTATTAGCCTGTAATGTGTTTAATGCTTTAACAATGTTAGCAGTTCCGCTTACACCACTCGGTATTGGGAATGTAGTTGCCGGCACAGTTGTGACACCGTTGTTTAGCATATTAGAAATTGTAAGCAAGCTAGTAGCGATTGAAGCCTTGCCAGCTGACGACACACTTCCTAAATTAGAATTAATATATGCTAAACCTTGAGTTGTAAACAAAGTGGCTAATATGGTTAAACTATTCTGAGGGAACAAGTATGCATAACCTGAAAATAAGCTCTTGTAGTTAGAGCCAGTTACCATATCAATACCAATATTATCTATAACACTACCTAATGATGTAGTAAATGTGCTTGTGTTGTAAAAATTTGGGGGATAGAATGGAGTACCAGTATCTATAGTTAAAACAACAGTAGCAGTCGCCGCATTAAAACTTACAACATCGTTAACTTGGAAACGATTACCTTGAATATAAAAAGCACAAGGAGTCTGCGGAGCACGTACATCGAGACCGCTGTTAGTACTACCTACAACTGTAAGTTGAGTACCATTAACACCAGCAAGGTTTTGTGCCACGTTAGTAATAGTACCAAATAAACGACCAGTGAAGCCGTCAATAAATTGACCGCCAGCAAATCTCTTATAGTTAATACTTTGACTAAAACTGCCGCTTTCTTGAGCGTACGGGGATTTAGTTTTAATTTGACCTTCTGGATCCAACACCATAGCAAAGCCACCGTGGCCTTGCATACTTATTAGTCGAATTCGAGTAGCATCATTACATAGGAATACATCTATTAATTTGTTGTTTAATGGTGTACTTGTAATATCTAGTGGGTTGGTCAAATAATGACGACCATAGTTAATAGTGCCATACATATGCCAAGAACCAGCCGCATATGTTGTTACGGCAGCAAACGGATATATCACTGTTAAGTTTAATACGTTTCCGCTAATTGTGCTAACAACAGCTTTACCTGGAGTACCAGAACCGCTAGTACTGTCGGTTACTACTAGACCTAACCAACTTGATGGTGCTTGACCTGTACCTAATGTAGCAGTAATATTACCAGTAGTTCCACTAAGTGTTAAAGTTGATCCAGTAGCGGCAGCATAGTCGACACCAGAATAATTTATAATACCTGTTTGTATACCATCAATCACTGAGTCACGATAGAAGAATACACTACGCCATGGACTTTGTGATATACGATCGCGTGGACGAATAATAGTACGGCGGAAGTCATCACCTGCAATAGTTACGTTTGCAGAAAGTTTAATTGGATAATCTTCATAGTAGATACCACTTTCAACGTAAATGGTAATGTGTTGTTCTGGAACTGTTTCTCCGAAGTCTAATTGTTCGCCAAGTTGGAAGAATCCTGGACGAACCATACGCACAGTAATAGTGTCGTATGAATTACTTTGTCCTGGAGTATATGTTACAATTTGTCCAAAGGCATTGCTGTTGGCACCAACTAGTACCTTAGCAGGAATAATGTGTGAATCGCCGGGCTGTCCTTGGTCAACATATCCGTTACCACCGTTGTCAAAAGTAATTGAATATAAACCAGTACCAAATGTTGGTGTAGGTGCCGCGCCGTAACCAGTAGTAATAATACTGATCAACGTATTCATGTTAGTAGTAAATGTAGCAATTGCAGGTGCGCTTGGAGAATATGTATTGGTTATTTGTGTTACTAAACTTTGGAAACGTGTTTGTGTTGTTTTGTTAAGTACCTGAAGACCTAAGTTCTTAGCAAAGGTAATACCATCTAATGTTTCAGTTAACTGTGTTCCAATAGCAATGGCTTTTGCAGATGCATTTTTATAGTAGCTCTTACCGGCATTGATACTTTGATAAGTTCCGCCAGTTAAGATGTCAATGACCATAGCATCAATGATATAGCCTAGATCTCTATAGCAGGTTGCTTCATTATAATTAAAACCACCTGGATATGTTGCAGACAAATAAACGTTGGTTGCGTTTGCTATAGTAGTTTTATTATTATGTAAAATTACTTGAGCCGCCTGAGGAATACTTGCATATGTTGTTAGGTCTGGAAGTGATTGAGAGTATACAGTATCATTGGCAATAATGTCTGTGACAGTATTAAACAATCCGTTGATAGTACTAGCTGCCGCAGAGCCATCAGCCCATACTGAATTAAATGTTTGTGTAACTTGGTTGCCGCTAGTTCTAGTTACAGATGAATTTGATGAGACTGCAATTGCTAAACTTTGAGCATGTGTTATTGCGGCAACTGTGGCTGTTACTTCTGCATTGGCAATTTGTCGTGTTCCTGCATACCAATATTGTAATGCGGCTTGCAGAGTCCCTGAATTTCCGCCATAGGTTAAATCATAGCAGATTGCCTCTAGTAGATAAGTTATGTCTCTACTACAAGTAGTACTACTATAAACTAGTGAAGGATAATTTAAATTAATCCAAGCAATAGTGTCAGCGGCAATAAAACTAATGTTAGCTAGGATACCAGATCGTGCGTGTGCAGTAGTAGTAACAAGTGATGAAGGATCAACAAACGTTGGAGTAGTTCTTGAAGCAATGCCGTTGGTTAATAACGATGTGACACCGTTAAACAAACTAGTAATTGTAGAACTAATAATTGTATTGTTAATTACAGAGAATGTTGAATTAACATAGGTAACTTCAGTTGACTCAATTGTTGCTTTTTCTGCTAGAATAGCAAGTCTAGCTGTGTTTAATGTAGAGCTAGCATTACTAGTAGTTGGAGCATATAATGTTGGTGTTGGCGTACTAACACTGCCAACAATACCTGCAATAGTTGTTATGTTGTTTGCTATCGAAGTGCTAACAATGTTAGCATTACCTAATGTTTGATTGATGTATTGGTATACACTTTGTTGATAAACAGTTGAAGGTGATACGTTATTGATAATTGCTTGACACAATGTATTAATATAATTAATAGAAGCAATAGTAGCCGTCTGCTCATATGAAGCAATTTGTAGGGTATTACCGATCCAATATTGAAGGCCTGCGTATACGCTTTGGCTGTTACCGCCATACATAAAGTCATAGATCAAACTCCACACTATAAACTTAACATCTCGTTGGCATGTAGTTGAGCTATAACTTAATGTTGGATAGTTGACCAATAGGAAGGCAACAATTTCAGCTTGAATAAATGATAAGTTATTCAATAATAAATCTCTTGCACTAGTCACACCAACATTTGATTGATATGTTTCTATTAAGAATAATATTACGTTTGCTTGAACAGTTGATAAACCATTTAGAATAATTGTTCTTGATGAACTGTTGGCCGCATAGGTAGTACCGTTAGCATATGTTGGAACAACTAGTGTAGGCCCACTAGCAACCCCACCATTGATAATAGTAATGACGTTAGTTACTAGTGTGCTTGCGGCAGCGGTTGCAGTACCGGTTCCGGCACTTGTTGATTGTACTGTTGTATTTCCAGTGGTTCTAGAATATAATGTTCCTGGAATAACAGATGCGATTACAGAGTTCAAATGTGTATATGCACTGGTAACTGATGAAAGTTCTGTAGAAATAGTGTTTACATTTGTGCCAGTGAAATAAGCATCGGCAGCCGCGACGGTAGCAGTATTACCACTGTAGATTAAATCAAATGTTATAGCATCAATGATGTATCCAGTGTCACGTCGGCAATTTGCCTCGTTATACATCGAAATGCTACCAGGATTAAGGTTTGCATTGATGTATGCAATGGTTTCATCGATTAAAAACTGTCGGTTGTTTTGTAATTGCTGAGCACTAATATTAATGCCCGCAGTAGGATTATTATAAGTCCAAGTTATACTTGGCGCACCACTAGTGCTGACATTATTGATAATAGTAGTAATCACACTCATACTGGCTGTAATGGCAGCGATAGCGGCAGTATTAGTTGGAATCAAGCCAATGATTTCATCACGAGCAAAGTTAAGACCAGCAATAGTCTGCGCCTTTTGAGAAGATGTTACTACAGAACTATAACTTCTAATATAGGCAAACGCGGCAGTAATTGAGCGATAATTAGTACCAAATATTAAATCGTCTAGTACAGCATTAACAATAATACCAACATCTCGACTACACTTTGATTGATCAAATGTAAATGTTGAATTATCATTAGTAGTTGGCAATGCACCAAACACAACTGCAGGAAGACTTCCACCTGCAATGATACCTTGAATAAGTGCAATACTGTTTTGTATTGATGTAACAGCAGATGGTAGATTTGCAAAAGATGCATCTGAAGTGATAGTATTCGCAAGATCTGATAATGTTGCGGATACTTGACTTGGTCCAGTTGTAGAAACAGACATTATACCTGCATGTGTGGTAAGCACAAATGGTGATCCACCTGCTGACAAACTAATTTTAATATTTGCACTGTCTACTATAGACTGAATGTAATAGGTTGTTCCAGAAACAATATTACCAAAACTTGTTCCTGTGAATGTAATAGGACTACCAACAATCATACCTAGTGTTGATAATACTGTTACAGTATTAGTAACTGATGTAGTGTTAACCGTTGAAGTATTAACTATAGTAGCGGCAGTGTCTAAACCAGTAGCCGCTACATTAAAGTTTCTCGCAACTTGGATGCTTCTTAGATTTGATCCAAAGATCATATCATATAGGATTGCATCAATTACTTGACCTAAGTATGTTTGAGTATTAGCAGTGCTGTAAGAAAAGTTAAGAACTTGATTTTTAGCATAGTTAACGGCATCAATTATTTGAGTTAAATTGTTGCTAAGTATGTCACTGTTATATGCATTAAACAATATTGATGCTTGTGTTGTAGAGTTAAAATTTGTACCTAATACAGTATCATATCCAACAGCATCAACAATATTTGAAATGATGCTAGCCCATCTAGACTTGTCAAATGTAAATGTGTTTACATATTTCTTGTTAAGATAAGCAATGGTTTCAGCTTGAATAAAAGATTTATTTGCTTCTAATATAGCTGCCGCATCTGTATAACCTACTATTCCGCTATTACCGCCAGTAAGGGTAATACTCTGTATTGTACTAAAAGTTTGTGTAGGTCCAATTGTATATGCGATTCGTTGTCGATATGGTCCAGGTTCAATTGATGATAATGCAATAAGATTTTGTGCTTGTAGAGCTGCCGCACCTACAGTTTTATAAGCATACTGCCACGCACGACCTTCGCGTCCTGCAGGAGTTCTAGTTTGTAAATCGTCTCCGTTAGTTTTAACGTATAAATTTGTTGTGCTGTAGTTTGTATTGTTATCTACATAAAATTTTGTAGCAGCCTGTAAGTCATCAGCGCCATTAGGAGTACCAGCGCCAGCCATTGAACCAGGATGATCGTTTAGATTTAATTTCCCGGTCATTGTATCGCCACCGCGATATACGGTGTGCTTACGTTGCATTGCTTCAGTACTTACATAGTTACTGGTTAAAGTTGCATCGTAATCGATATCAGATGTTTGCGGAGTAGCTGGTTCTTCACGAATTCTCAATGCCTTGGCAACTACACCATTATATGTTCCTACATAATTATTATCAGCATAATTCTTTGTAACTGCCAGTTGCCCAATGGTAGTAGTAATATTTTGTGAAGCATATAACGCATTGAAATCATCAACTATCTGCTGGCTTGGGTCGCCTAAATTACCAATACTAAACTGATTTGCGTTGATACTTGCACTTAGCGTTGGACTAGGATCATTGTTTAATCGAGCACTTAGAGCCGCAATTGTAATTTTTGTAGGGTCTGAAGTAGTAATACCAATACCAGTTCCTGCAACAATAGTTCTAGCACTTAGTGATCCGCCAGTAGTATCGGCCATGATAATTTGATTGGCACTATATGTCGATGGAGCATCAGACAAATTAGTGAATCTAATAGTACCACCTGCACCAAAAATAGCATATAACTCGTTAAAGTTACTGTTTACCTTTTGGAAACTTGTACGGATACTGTCACCAGTTCCGTCATTACCTTGTACGCCAATATCAATTATTTGTTGTGTCATCTTTATACTCCGAAACTGCTACCGCAGCCGCATGTGTTTGTTGCGTTTGGATTCTTTATAGTAAAACTACTACCCATTAACTCTTCTTTATAATCTATCTCAGCACCAGTTAGATACGTCATGCTCATTGCATCTATTAGTACTCTAAATTCATCTAAGGGGATTTCAAAATCGTCTTCGTTCGCTACTTCATCTAAGGTAAAACCATAACTAAAACCGCTACACCCGCCGCCTTGCACGAAAGTTCGTAGTGCTAAATTTGGGTTTCCTTCGTCATAAAGGATATCTTTGATTTTTGTTTTTGCTGATTCTGTAATTGTAATCACACTTGTAGCCCTCGATTGAGTATTTATCAATACCATTTTATAACCTTAATGTAAATACAAGTATGTACATTGGAACTGAATTTCGAGAGAATCATTACGTGCGAACTAGCAGTCGTGGGAAGACCCATACCTATAGTCGTAAAAAAACCGTATTGGTATTACGGTGTGATTGTTGCGGAGAAGTGTTTAACCGAGATAAGGGTAATATGGATCCTAATAGGTTAAACAACAACTTCTATCATGTATGTGGTGATTGTGATGCTAAGAAATTTGCACAAAGCAAAGGCATCGAAAGCAAGCATATTTGGGATATGCCTGTTAGTAGTCTTAAGACGCTAGGCCAACTCTAGCTTTTGTAATCTGGATCGCCTGGATGTATTTGACTATATCCACGCTTCCATTCTTTTCTATATTGATCAGCTGGAATAAGTCCAGAAAAATCCAATTTCTTAGCAACTCTATCTTTGAGTTGCGGGTAAAGTTTTTGTATATACGCTT